TTAGACATGGCTGCGCACGGTGCTGGTGATCACGCCCCAGATAGAAAGCTCGTCGCCTTCCAGAACATACCGCGCCGGGTATTTCGGGTTTTCCGACAACAGGATGACCTCTTTCCCACGCTTGCACAGCCGCTTGCAGACAGGGTCGTTGTTCAGCAGAGCCACCACGATATGCCCGTGCGCTGGCTCAATCGACCGATCTACAACCGCAAGGTCGCCCTCGAAAATACCGGCCCCCTGCATGCTCTCGCCGGTGATGGCGATCAGGTAGACGTGCGGCGCCCTAATGTTTAAGACCTCATCCAATGAGATGTGCTGCTCGATGTGATCGGCTGCCGGCGATGGAAACCCCGCAGGCACCCGAAACGAGCAGAAAGGCAGCTTCGTGCCGCCTTCGGATATAGGGCCTAAAATGGTAAAGCTCATGATGCTGCCTTTTACATGCACTGTACGAATGTACAGTTAACTTTGCAGTCGGCTTGCGGTCAATTTTTCTGTAGGGGATTTCGACAGATGGAGAGGTGTGTATGTGCGGGAGAATTTCGCAGTACAGCGATATTCGTGAGTACGTGGCAACGCTGGGCATGAACAATGCCCTGGCGAACTCCGCGGGTGAATTGCCGCTCGAGCGCTACAACGTGGCCCCATCCACTCAGGTCGCCCTGCTCCACCTCCAGGGCGAGTTGCTGCACGCCGACATGGTTCGGTGGGGATGGCGGCCACACTGGGCCAAGGACCGGGCACCGCCCATCAATGCGCGCGTAGAGAACGTGGCCCACGGCCCATTCTTTCGTGCAATCTGGCCACACCGGGCGATCACGCCCATAAACAACTGGTTCGAGTGGGTGGACGAAGGCGGCCCCAAAAAGCAGCCCTATCTAATACGCCGGAAGGATGGTGCGCCCGTGCTCTGTGCGGCCATAGGCCAACTGCCTGATTCCGATGAAGGCCCAGGCGAGCACGATGGCTTCGTGATCATCACCGCCGACAGCGCCGGCGGCATGGTGGACATTCACGATCGGCGCCCCGTAGTACTGACGCCGGACCTGGCCCGAGAATGGTTGGACCCAGCCACATCAAAGGAGCGCGCCGAACAGATGGTGCTGCACCAGGGAGATCCAGCCGATACCTTCGAATGGTTCAGGGTCGACACAGTCGTGGGGAATGTGCGAAACAACGACCCGGATCTAATCAAGTCGGTAAGCAACTGACCCCTTACGTGAGACTGCTATACCCTCAGCACTGTCAATTGTTGGTCGAGGGGGCGAGAATAGTTATAATTTTACTTTTGGCTGCCAAGATTATCCGGCCTTTTCTACTTCAAGCACGAGTAAGTCAACCCTTAGACAGTAAAAAACCTTTTTAACTTTTACTACCTAGACATTACGAACTTCAACCTATCTACCAAAAAAGGATTTTCTATGCATCCGAATGACCCATTTATACCCTTCGCTCACATCTACATTGCGATAGACCTAAAGGACTTCAATACCTGCAAGGTTGGCCTTACAACAAGCCAAAATCCTCTAAACAGGATCAGAGCCGGACGAACTTCGAATCCGTATTATGTGCCATTTGTTAGCTATAACCTAGGGCAGCTTGGAATTGGAAAAGCAGAACTAAAAGACTTTGAGCGATATCTTCATAGGAAAATATCTGACAGAGTACCGTTCGCCGATGGTGATTTTGAGTCCGAGTGGCTAACAACCTCACCAATATATACAAACGCCCAAGTTATCCACCACATAGTAAACGGCTTTAGAAAAGATGGTGAAGACGCCTACTTTTTTAACGATGATGGAGATATACGTCTGGACCGCTTAGGGGAAATAAGAACCTACTACTCCTACTCAGCTCAAGATTTAACAAAAAAGTTTGGAGACAAAGTTCACCCCCAATACCTGGAGCACTTCTCCTGTAAATTTTAATATTTTCTCTTAAGTATTTCTGTGACATATCCCTGACAGGCGCGTAGAGCGATCAATCCGTTATCGCCCTCATCGGTGATGGCGATAATTCGTTGAGCATGCGCCGGGTCAAGTTGGGCTCGACGGGCTGCATGAACCACGCCGACGGCGCCGGGGGCGGCAGGCACGTCGCAGCCACCGGCTGAATCCGTGGCGTCGAGAAGGACTGACAGCCGCAGATCAGCAGTGGCAAGACGATCGCGCAGTAGAGCCTGGTTGCGTTGGGCATCGGACAGTTCTCGGGTGTGTTGTTGGTCCTGACCGGCGAGCTGCTGCTCAAGGGTCAGGCGCTTATCGGTGGCATCGCGTGCTTGCTTGGCGGCGGCAGCGCTGACCAGCCCCATGTCGGCCTGGAACTGGCCCGCCTGCTCGGCGAGCTTCTTGCCCGTGCGCCAGTCCTGCACCTGCCAGGTGCCGCCGGCGCTGACGGCCATGGACAGCAGGATCGCGGCCAGGATCTGCCCGGGCGTCATGCCAGTGCCCGCCGCACGCCTTCCGCCAGCACAGCGTCAGGGTAGGCATACCCCGCGTTTTCGTGATGGATGATCGCCTTCACAAATCCAGACATCACTGCAGGCTTGGCCAGATCAATCTCAGCTCCCAGCCGGGTGCCGGTATTGGTCTCGACGGCGCGCACATAGGCGGCGGTGTCGTTCTCTACCGATGGTGCCCAGCGGCTGATAATGGCCTTCACCGTCTTAAGCCCATGCTTACGCTGGTAGGTCAGCAGCAGCTTACCCAGCGCTCGGATACCATTCTCGGCAGTGTCGAAGCGGGCGAAGCGCTTCTCGATGGCGGGGTCTGGCTTGAGCTGGCCTTGCCATTGGTTGGCCGGGTTGTAGTCGATGTTGCCGGGGTTGCGATTACGCACCCCTCGAGTTTCTGCGGTCGGCATACTTTTCTCCAGGCGAAAAAAAACCGCTCAAGGCGGTTGTTGGTATTTAGCTATGGGTCAGTTGGGCGGAACCGGTCGTTTGCTACTGTCGGGGAAATCAGGGTTTTCCTCGGTCCACTTGCGAAGGCCAAGCCAGTAGGCCTTCCACTGCGCCGCGGTACCTGGGATGTCGTCGGCCCCATATTCGATAGAGGTAATGTTCATCTGTGCCTTGGGCATTTCCGAGGCGCGCCACTGATCCTCTTCCATCCGGTCTAACAGATCGCTGCTGGACCAACCTGGGAACTGCCATATCTGATCCGCCGAGTCAGGCGCAGGCACACTTATAAGACCAGGCTCGGGCGGATCCTCAGCATCAACCCAGCTTCCAAGATAATTCCCGTCTTTATCCACGTAGAAGAATTGTGACATGCGCTTAACTCCAAGCTCGAAAGGCATACTGCCAGTTTGCAATGGTGTAACTGACGTGACCGCCGCTCGTTTTGATCAGGCCGTTCCAAAATCCAGAACTTGGAAACCTAATGAACATATTTGTGGCATCTGGGCTGTAATAACAAAACCCATAGCCAGGCGTCGAGCCAACATAATCACCTGAAGGGCATGCGACTTCTATAACATCCCCTACCGAAAAGCCGCCATCAGCGGTTACACACTTTGCGTACATGACCTTTAACTTAGGCGTCGCAGCCAGTCCGTGTGTAATGGTCAATAGGCCTGAAGCCCCAGGGGATGACACCCAAAAAAGCGCACCATTATTTGCCGGGTACTGTTTGGTGAAGATTGCGTCGGCAATGCTCATCTTCGCATCAAGGGCGGCCTTCAAATCCACCTGAGATGAAAGAGCGCCGACAATTCCTCCCCATGTAATAGAAGGTGGTGACTTGTATGTTCCGTCCCCCGCCAAAAATTTCGCCTGATCACCAGCGGCAGGGGCAGGAATAAGTCCCTTTGCGCCCGCATTACTAGCAGTAGCCCCTGACATCGTAGCGACGCCACTAGAGCTGCCCGTGCCACCATTCTCTATAGACAGAACAGTTGTACCGGGAGGGTATATCGCTAATTCGACTCCGGCCTTCCAATTTCCAGCCCTCTTTCTCTTAATGAATGCTCTATCTGTATCATGATTCAACAACAACATTGATCCTTCACTTGCCGAATTACCATAGAGTAATAATCCCTCACCATAGTCAGCACCAGGGGGAAGATTCGACGTAGTACCGGCACCGTAAGTAAATGTTCGGGATGCGGTTAGCGCGTTAACGTCCGAAACCCAAGGAGATCCAGCGGGAAGAATACCCAGCCCACCTAATTTGTTTTGACCTTGCAGCTTCCCAAAACCAGAAAGAATGTTATCGGATGCCGTGATAACGGTTGAGCTATTAGTGTTCAGACTGGTGAGAGGAGTAGATAGCGGCACAGAAGCTGAAGCAGCCGCTGCATCCGCTGATGCCTTAGCACTGGTCTCAGATATCTTTGACTGGTCGGCGTAGTACAACGAGGTATTAGCCCAAGCCTTAGAGGAATACATACCCGGCTCTACCTGAACCCCATCGTCCGCCTCAGCCCACTTTTTGGCTATATCACGCGAAGCAGAAGCATTTGCTTCGGATGCCTCACTATTCGTTTCGCTAACCTTCGCTGCATCCGAAGAGGCCTTGGCCTGAGCGATCTGGGCAGACATGTCAGTAGCAGCGGTAGAGAATACTTTGGTCGCTGCGCGCAGCTGATCTGCCGAATCCTTGACGTAACCCTGCATAGGCGCCAGAGAATAGCCGCCGGCAACAACCGTTACTCCTTGGTAATTCGGAGAGATCGATAACGCCGTGTCGCTGGCAATGTTGGTGACTTCGTACCACTCACCGTCAGGACCACGGAGTGCATCGCCGACGCGCGAGTTCGCAATGAAGGATGTCCCCGTGCCAATCACCGCATTGGAGCCTTGGGAAACGGAAACCGTGCCCATCTTGTACCAGCCCATACTTTTCTCCAGACAATAAAAACCGCTCGTGGCGGTCATTTAGATTTTGTGTAACTTATCGCTCGCTAAGATATGGGTTTAGCAAATGCTATAGGAACGAAAAATCCCAGCGTAGAATTGTTCACGCCAACAATAAATGGAACAACCTGATTCCCCCCATAATCCCAAACACAGTAAAGCTTCGCGTATCTGGTTGAGGCCCCAGCAACATCCATACCGATTGTATTTATCAGCATGTAATCCCCAGTATCTAGCGGTGACGGGGCAGTCCAGCTTGTCTTATATTGTCCAGGCTGCCCGGTACCAACCGAGCCGGCATATGCCCAGCTTGAGATCACCCTCGTAAACTGAGCGCAAGGCGTTCCACTATCAAACAACAAGTTAGTAGAGCCATCCCACAGCCTCAGGCCATAGGTTTCAGTCTCTCTTGACTTGAAGGCTGCACAGAAATATTTTCCAGCACCACCTCCAATATAAGAAAACCCTGTCCAATTGCCCGGTCCGCCACCTATCGTTACATACTGGAAAGTCACGGAAGCATCCGGTCTCACAAATACAAGCGGCGGCTCATCCGTTGTTATTGCAGGTGAAAAAGTCACTCCACCTGAGTATCTTCCGGACTGCAAAACAACCAGCCTCGAAAACTCAGAATCCAGAGTGACGACATCATTGTTATTTTTATATTCCAATCCGTAAGCCATTTATCTATACCTCATCACTAACAGTCTCTGCGTGGATAGACCTGTGGCACCCTGGGCATGAAGCCTGTTACCAAACCAAACATAAACTCCACCGTCAGCTACCTGAGGCTCGTACTGAACTGCATAAGCATTTTGTGCACTGGGGTCTTGCGGGTATGCCCCAACTGGAATGCATATAGCTGAGTGCGTAGCCGGGCTTACCCCCGGAATTGCAATATAGGTATTTCTCCCACCCCCTGGAGTACGAGCAACGAGGCCAGAATAAACAACCCTCACAGTGAAAGAGTTCTCATCCAATTCAAGGAGGCCAGTAGGCCCCCATATTCTGATTCCTGCGATCATGCTGTCAGATCCCCTAGCTGCACCCGCTTGACGTTGTTTTCGTCGTACACCTTGATCGCACGATTGGTCATCGTCAGGCGTCCACCACCAGGTGCCGGACCGTTGAACTCAAGGTTCCCGGCCTTATCCAAACGCCACCCCTGAACGCCAGCGACGTAGTTGTTGGACTGCAGAGCCTCACCGATCTTCAGCATCGAGATGCTGCCGTCCTCGATGAAGGCAGATCGCATGAACACCTGGCCGTTCTGCACGGTGAATGGTGTAGAAAGCACGCCATTGATGTTGTTCACCACGGCGAACCTGTCGGCGCTCACCAGGAACTGGCTCTGCAACTGACCATCTACGTTCTCGATACCAAGCCCGATGCCTGCCGCGACGTACTGGCCATTCGCATTGAGCTGCATCTTCACGGACCACATCGTTGAGAGCTTGCCGTCTGTGTCTGCTTGGGCCTTGCTCACGGTCTGGATATCAGCCGTGTTTTCGCCGATCTTCACGCCGACCTGCTGGATGGCCTGGGCAGTCGCCTCCCGATCAGTGACCACAACTCTTTCCAGATCAGTTACGGTGCCGGCGACGTCGCCCACCTCTGCAGTAAGTTCGGTCTGCCGCTGCACCATGGCTGCGTTCTTCGTGGCCTGCGTCTTCACTTCCTGCGCGAAACTCGCCGAGGCGTTGTAGCCCTGGAGTGCATCAACCAGATCCCCCTCCCCCGTGTCGTCCCGATAAGCCGATTGCAACGCCTGAAGACTTGACGCCTGAGCCGTGACCACCCCGTCCAGTTCGGTGATGCTGGTGGTATTGATCTCAACTTGACGCGCAAGGCCATTGGCAGTGACCACCGCCTGACCCACGTCCTGCCAGTAGTTGGCATTCGGTGGTGGCGTATCGACGGGTACCGGGCCGGTGGCCTGGTAGATCCGCTTACCAACCACCACTAGGTCAAACTCAAGGTAGGTCGACTCCGGGTCGTAGGCGGACAACCCATCGAGCGCGTCGATCTGCGCCTGCAGCCCTGGGATCTTGTCGATCTCGTCCGTGATGTCCTTGCCCAGCTCCGTACGCCCAATCTGCCCGGCGATCAAATCCAGCACCGGCGCCGCATCGGCACTTGCCATCCCCATCACGCCGTTACCGACGGGATAGAACGGGCCAACGTTACCGGTACGGTCGACCAGGCGAGCCCAGAAGAAGAACTGCGCGCCGGCCTTTAGGGCCTGCATGCTGTAATTCGCTTGGGGGTGCGCCAAGTCTGCGAGTTTGGTCGCCACCGACAGATCATTAGCCTGTCCATACCAGAGCTCGGTGCGCTGGGTATCCTCGGCGTCAGCCGGGAAACCCCAGCGAATGCCAATGCCGAACAGCTCGCTAGTGGTGGACAGGAACGCCACGGCCGGCGGGAGGCCGACCTTCCCTTCCAGGTTGGTCAGATTGGAGCTCTTCCAAATGGACGAAATCTCGAACGCGCTCACCGACCGAACACGGGCGAGATATGCGCCCGAGTAAATGCCGGTGACGTCAACGCTGGTAGAGCCGGTGCGCTGCAGCTTGATCCAGTTTCCGCTGTCCTTGCGCCACTCCACGTCATAAGCCACTGCGCCAGCCACAGCAGGCCACGAGATATTCATGGTGCTGATTGCCAGGCCCTGGTCCACGGAGTAGTTCGACGTGATGTCGACGCTCGTCGGGGCAGGAACTACGGTGATCGGTACAACGCTGATAGGCCGCTCTTCCAACCGGGCGCCGGTGTCGATGTGATCGAACTTGCTGGGGTCGTACTGCACGGCTGAGATTTCAAATACGCCGGGCTCTGGCCGCGCCACGCTGACCACCCGGTAAAGCGGGATCGCCAGATCGTCGGCGTCCAGCGCCCACACTAGTTCACGCTCCGGTGGTACGGAGTAGGCCAGGGTTACGGTGACCTGTCGGCCACTGACCAGTTGCACCGTGCGCCCCTCGCACTTGCCGTCTGGCAAGTTGAGGATCAACCGGTCGCCGGGCTTGGCCTGGGTGTCACGGTCCAGGGTGATGACCTTTCCGTTCACCGCCGAGATACGGCCACCCACCGGCCGACCTGCAAGCAGTTCGTCAGCAATGGGGATCACGTAACCAGGAAGCGGGATGCGACCGTCGAGGCCGACCTTGAAGGTAACCGCCCGATCCTTGGAGTTGGTCAGCAGCGCCCACTTGCCGCGGCGCTGGGCCTCGGACTCGCGGGTACAACCAATTGCGCTGATCTCCAGCGGATTGTCACCATAGCGCCGCTGGAGCTTTGCATCGGTCACAGCAGTGACATCGGTGTCGTAGTTGTTCAGCGGGTTGTCGTAGCTGATCAGCGCCCGGGTGTACCGGGTACGCTCCGACGCGCTGGAGTAGGTGAACTTACCGTCAAGGACGTTGGCCCTGGTATAGGCGAAGTCGAAGTCAGTGGCACGCGGCATATCCGACAGGGTGAAGACCTGGCCCTGGGCCCAGTAGGTCATGCCTCGGTAGATCGCCGATATGTCACGCAGCAGTGACCAGGCATCGGCTTTGCTCTGCAGGTTCAAGTTGCAGATGAAGCGCGGTTCCAGGCCCCCCTTCCCGTCCGGCACCAACTGGTCGCAGTATTGGGAAATACGATACAACTCCCAAATATCAACCATCCACGGCTTGATGCGGCGACCCAGGCCGAAGCGGTCGGCGGTACTGATGTCGTAGGTCATCCAGACCGCGTTGTCGGTCCAAGCCTGCTTAAACGTGCCATCCCAGACGCCCGAGTAGGTGCGCGACACTGGGTCGTAGTTGCTCGGCACCTGCATCTTCTTCAGTTTGGTCTCGACGGTAACGGCAGGAATGCTGCGGAACTGCTCGGCCGAGAACTCGATGTAAAGCAGCGCAGTATTCGGGTAGCGGATCTTCGCGTCGATCACCTCGGTGAAGCCGGCAATTTGCATCGTGTCGGAGATTTTGTTGTTGTTCTGATTCGCGGTCAGGCGAGTGATCCGCATCAGCCAACCAGAAGTGGCCTTCGGCAAATTGATACGGCGCGTGCGCTCGTACAGGCTGGTGGTCTTGCCGTCGACAGCCTCGCTCAGCACCTGCTGATAGGCGCCGCCATCGGTGGCCAGCTCAACCTTGTATTCAATCCGGTAGCCATTGACGTTGCCACCAGAGTCCACGGACTGAAGCACAGGCCACGCAAAACGGACGCGAACAGCGGAAAGCTGGGTATTGCTGATGGCCCGTACCCACGGTGTCCCGCTGCGCAGCTCGGTACTGATCGTGGTCTCGTTCTCGACCGAAGGGATGCCCTGGATATAGCTCTGGTCCACGGCACCGGTGCGCCACTCCCACTTCACGTTCGGGAAATTTATGTTGCCTTGAGGGTCTTGCAGGGGCGTGTTGTCGAGATAGATGTCTTTGGCAGTTGGCGTGCCCTCGAACTCACCCTCGCCCACGGCAATGAGCATTTTTGCGATAGCAACAGAGCGCAGACTGTCCGGGGCCTCAGTCGGCGTTTTTGGTTTACCTTCGCCGCCTTTGGCGCCGTGTATATCGATCTTTTGTGCTGCGCCCATGCTTTTCTCCAGGCAATAAAAAACCGCCTCGTGGGCGGCTGCGACGCTTAAAGTGATGTCTACATCTGGTCTTCGGCGTATATCGCGGCGCTAATAATCGCCCCGCCGACCCTGCGCTTGCCGTAGCAGAGCGGGACCGGGTTGCCGGATGCAGTTGTGTTCTGCGCCGAGCCAAATGCATATCCAGGCTGGTTTTCGGGCGCAGCGCTCATCTTGAGGCCTGCCGCCTGCGGACTAAGCATTTGGATTACGCCCCCAGCAGCACTACCGATACCGCCCGCTATGAGCGCTGCGCCTGTAGTTGTTGTCGACCCGAAAGCAAAAAAACCTACCACAATCAATATGGCGCCCAAAATGGTCTGCATCAGGCCTGCGCGCTTTCGGCCCGTAATTACAGGCGCTATACGGATTTCTCCGGAACCGCCAAATCCTAATTCTTTTTCTGCAAGATTTTTTGACCCTCGAAACACGGCAAACTCAATGCCGCGAGACTTGGCGTTCGACAGGAACCGCTCGAAGCCAGGGATCTGTACGCATAGCGCCTTGATAGCCTCGGCTGGGGACTTAACTGACAACCTGAAAGATCTTCCAAATTGCCTAAGCTGCCCATAAAGCAAGATGGTAGTCATCGGCTGATAATTAATTGCGAGTGCTGACATAGTTTTCTCCAGGCGAAAAAAAACCCGCTGTAGCGGGCTTAATGGGATCAATAAGCGGTAGCTGATATATCTGGACCGCCGGGCGACATGGATATTCTTCTTCTCAAAACTTCTCCGCTTTTTATTTCGACATCGCGCTCAACCATCATCCCTCCCCCGCAAGCTGCGCTTGGCTTCGCGCCAAGCACTACTCGGCCGGCCTTAACACCAAACCTGGCCACCTCCCCCGAGGAGAATTCGGCAGCAAGCTCCCCATTGATATAGAAACGGTAATTGCATCCAGATCCAAACATCCCGCCATCTCGGGTAACAATGAGTTGAGAATCGGACTTTGCAGCGAAGGCATAAAGCCGAGAGCTTGGCACCGGATCGGCCTTGTCGGCAGATATGGGCGAACTAGAGCAGCCGACCAAGCTCAAAATAAAAAAAAATCCTACGAACAGTTTCATGTCGCTCCCTCGTTGAGATATGGCGAGACTTTATCACCAGGCAGAGAGCAACACGAAAGCCCGCAATGCGGGCCATGTCAATCGAAACCTTCTAAAACTGCAATGCCTCCTCCAAGAAGAGACATTACGCTGTTATCAGCCCATACCAAATCAAATCACACCCCGCCGGGCCTAGCCGCGACTTGCCGGACCAGAACCTGCCAGCGGCTTCTGCCACCGCAATGCCGACTGATTCCAATCGGCATTACGCTGTTGTCAGCCCTCACCTAGACATGCCCGACCTAACCAGACCTCGCCCAACCTTGTCTCGCCACGCCACATGATGCATTCGCACCGCAATGCCCTCTCATAGAAAGGATATTACGCTGCTATTAACCAAGAGCCTTTCGAGTCATGCCCTGGAGCGCGGAAAACTTTGCAACAGCGTCAAGGTTTGCCCGTCGCTGATCATCGGTAAGCTCCGTAATCCTCAAATTTCTCAGCTTTTCTCCACTCCCGCGAAACGCCTTCCTGACATTCCGGCCCAACTCAGTTACCGCAACTTCTGTCTGCTCATGAGGCGGCACCCATCGATAACCACGCCCGCGCACTGACTGAAGGCAGACTTGATGATGTTTGAGCAAGTCCGACTTGAATGCCTCGACGTTCGCCAGCCACTCGAACTGACGCTCACGAAACTTCTCAACAGTCAGCGACTTCGAATCGGTCATTGACGGCATGCCGAAACGAGCCTCCAGCCATTCATGTCCGACCAAATCACCGTATTTGAACTCCTTGAGGAAGTCTTCAACGGCTTGCTTATAGCTCGGGTGCTTTGTCAACTCAGACATATTCCACCTCGAAGCGACCGAAGCGCGGTCTGTATTCACAGACCCCAATCAACAGGCCAGAATCAGTGATCGCTTTTTTTGCTTCCTCGATGTTGAGTACGTCAGCGTTGATTGCAACTTCCAGCTCCACGGCCCACTCAAGAAAGATCGGGCGGTATCGCATGATCTTGGCTTGACCAACTTTTACTCCGCGGCAGTCAACGAACCGCTGATCCTCCCAAAGAGAGTCAGGCGTTGTCGGGCCAGAGAACTCAAGCTTCGCCTTGTCAGTCATCACAACCGCTCCGCGCTTCCATTGAGTGCCCAGCTTTTGGAGCTTCGCGCCAGCCAAGAACGTCGCATCGAAATTCGCACCTGGCACAAAAAAGCCAAGCTTTTCATCGTGGTAGGCACCAGCGATAAACTCAGAGCGAGCAATGGCAAGATGATCGTCGTCCGTCTTCTTGCGCTTACCGGTCAATTCCTTGTGAGCCTTTGTTGCTGGATTCAAAGGGTTGGCCAGCTTGTCGCTGTGCATCATCAGCGGTGACGTGCCGGTAATTTTTAGTGTGACAAGTTCCATGCTCATGCTGCGTCCCTCCGGGCAGCCTGGAACAGAAAGCGGTAGCGCAGGTTTTCGGTCGCCAGCGCTACAAACTCGAACATCTCCGCTGTGGAAACTGGCATATCTCGATCAACAAGCATTGACTGCATGAACTGCTGCCGAGTCAGGACGAACGCCCCCATTGGCACCGGCGTGACCTGCCGATTGCCGTGAGGATCTGCGCTGACGAGATAGCGCTCACACTGGCCAAGCTTCTCCGGGATGTCGAATGGCTTGCCGTTCCCCTTCGGAATGAACTCTCCCTCAAGAACGGCGTAGGCCGCGATGAAGTTGCACGCCGACTCGAACTGGCTTGCAGGGATAAGCTCAAGACGCGGCACGTTGAAACGTGTGTGCACTGCCGAATAAATACGAGCGGAAGCACTGCGCTGAATGGAGGCTGGAAGATGTGCCACCTTGTGGCGCGCCAAGCCCTTCAGTGCATTCGTCTCGGTCATGTCGACCAGATCATCCATCAGCGCCTTCATTTTATTGCTGGAATCTTGGTAGCTGCCCTGCTTGCGAATCGCCGGGAGGACTTCAGCGGTGACCCACTTCTTAAAGCGTTTGGCTTCAGCCTTACGGCTGCGCAGGATTGCCGAGTAAAGGCCTGACTCGTTGATGACCAGCATTTCCTGATCGCCGCCAAGGGTCTGCACAATCGACAGACCCTTTTCATCGTCGTCCAAATGCCGAGTCATCGCCGACGCTTCGCTGTACTGAAGCGCAGCAGAAACATCGTTAGCCACGAACCACGGCTGATCATCAATCAGCAGCGTACGCACCTGCTGCTTGCCGAAATTGAACGGGATGACATTCGAAACGGTTGTGCTAATATCGCTCATGACGATTTCTTCCTGGTAGTTGATCTCGTTACCCGAAGCCCTGGCCTGCAAGCCGGGGTTTCTTCGTTTTAGGCTACTGCCTGCTTGCTCGTTTGCTCCCTCCATTTCAGTCCCTCCTCGATTAACAGTCCGAGTTCGGCATTCAAACTGCGTCGATTTTTCTTTGCTTCACCTTCTGCCTGCACTTTCACAGATGCCTCCAAGCTGAGCGGGTATCGCGATTTTTCCGACCTCATAAAACCTCCTTAACAATCACTAGACATCATTACGCATCATTTACGACGTCTAGTCAACATCATTTGCCATCATCTTCTTGCGCTGACAATGTTTCGCGAACATCATGTTTTCCACACCACAGTATGGAATCAGCATGTACCACCCGAAAGGCTTCCCTTCCCGGCTCGTCCGCCTCCGCGCAGACGCGGGAATGACACAGCGCGATCTTGCGAAGGCGAGTGGCTTAAGCGTTCCTCAAATAGGACGGTATGAGATGGGCACCTCGGTTCCTCGCATGACCGCATTAGTCAAGCTCTCTAAAGCACTCGGTTGTGAAGTGGAAAAACTGCAGGATGTTGATGACCAGCCCGAGGTTTTAGAAATGGCGCTAGTCGCTGAGGGCAAGAAAGACCTAGTCCTAGCGTTACCGAAAAGCACCATCGAAAATCTACAAGGCGAAGCAGCGAAGCATGGCGTCACACAGGAAATAATGCTCAACGCAATAATTGATCTTTTTCATGCCGAGGCTCGCGGCGAAAAGACAACCATCGAAGAAGTAATCGCCAACGTAGTCGAAGAGTCCAAAAGCTGGCCACCGATGCCGCAATGAAGACCCGATAATGGTGGTGATCACCATAACTAAATCGAATCACCAAGCCCGGCCCGCCGGGCTAGTTGTGAAGCTACCCAAGCAAAGAAGACTATGAAAAGAGAACTTTTCGCAAAGGACATCGAGAAGAAGACCGCGCAGTTTCATCGCACCTTCGAACGGGACAGTGAACTGCTGTCGGCAGTGCTACGCGGCCACATGATTGTCGAGGAGCAATTGCATGATCTGATAGCCGCTGGGGTAGCCCAATACTCTCGCCCTTATAGCCGAAACGATATTTTTACTTTCGGCACTGCTACGGAGCTCTGCAGGGCAATCGTGGGTTCAGCTATGGAGCCTGAACTATGGGATTCGATTAAGGCGCTAAATAACCTTCGCAACGCGGTAGGACATCGAAACGAACCAGTGCGCTTGCAGCCTCTGCTAGCAAAATTCTTCAAAATCAGCGAGCCGATCGGGTTCGCCGTGTATCAGAAGAATTTCACGCCTTATGAGCCCGAAGGAGAGGATGAGGAGACGCATGCGATTGTCATCCGCACCCGCTCAATGGCCATATGGACAATCCTCGGAATTCTCGCCGACCAATTAGCACGAGACCTAGATTCCGTACTCAAGGATCGGCGAACTCCTCGGAATGTTTAAAGCAAAAAGCCCAGCGCGGGACTGGGCTGGCATCAACTCACCAGCGAATAAATCAATGGAGCGGCGGTCGCTAATACGTTACCGGCAACCCCCTCTAAGACCCTCTGAATACTCAGCGCGGTTTCTCTGATAATTGATGCCTTAGGCCGTGGTGATTCGGCTTGAGCTTCCAGAGTCTTGAGCTCGGCAACCAACTCGGCAGCCACATCGCCATCAATCTCGTTCCGAGCTAGAACATCACGAAGCAGGTTGATTAACGCATTCATTGCTCCCGTGCTGTCACCGGGTGCGATGGACTGATTCGACCCACTCGAGCCAATTTGAATTTGAGATCCAGTAACATCGCCAAAATGGTAGTGCTGTGCAGCCACGATCTGACGCTCCTGCAATGTAAACGACATACCTTCACCCATAACCCCTTTGGACTCAAGGTCTAGTGCCCACTGTAATATTCTGCTACGAACTAGCTCTATTAGGCCAAATATCTGGCTCGCCTGTATTTCCACTGCCGGCCTAGTCGGTGGCCTCATTAATGAGCGTAAGTAAACTTCATTCTTTGGAGGAAAAAAAACGACGAAAGGCCCGCCGCTGCTAGTTAATCGCTCTAATTCCGGGATGGACTGATAGAACGGTCGCTGAGACACCATATTAAGGGTTGCCGCATGCGTGACCTCTAAAGGCATCCACCCCCCAAATTCGTGCTCACAAATGAGAGTGCCACGGAGCTTTCTATACTCCGGCAGTGAAGCGGTTTTGTAGCCATTGAGTTCCGAACTCATCCAATCGGCCAGGTCAACGAGACTAAGCCTATTTGCCGCTACTAGCGCATGCCTTAGCAAGCTGGCAACCGATGTATGAGGATCGAGTGCAGCATTGACCAATTGGGGAATAAGGGCTGGCACATCCACTCCGTGGAAAAAAATTAATACGGTTGAAAGCTATCATTCGGCCATGATCAGCGCCAGCAATCAATAGGAGCTACTCGCGATTTCTCGCTCTTCCATATAAAACTGCCAAAGTCTCTTGCGCTCTAACACAGCATCACATCAATGGTCCTCGCACATCACAGCAAAAATCCGCATGTCGTTCCCTCTTTGGTTTGGCGGGACTGTAGCAGGGTGGCGGATAACAGGAAAACTCTGTTCAAGACCTGATCCAGCAAAGATCTTAAGAGTTCGCAGGATCAGCGATCCTTCGCAAGTCACTTACAAGCCGCTTGCTTGTAGCCAAATGGAACCTCGCCTCGGACGCATTGAGATCTGAGCCGATCTCATAGTCAGCCATTGCACGCAATCGCTTTTGCTTGAGAATGCCGCGCCCAATTGAGGCAAGACCTTTAGTCGCACCGGTAAAGCGCGAAATTAATTTATCGTGACTTGTTTTTACATCTGGATTGCTTTTTAAAGAGAGCGCCGATGCGGCTATTGTAGCCTCATGGTACAGTGCATAATAACTTCTGCTTATGCTCGCACGATTGCCAACCTCATCCTTACTTCCAATAAGTGACTCGGCTAACAACAACAGATCATCACTACACACCGACATAATAACCATCCGCAGCTAACATATTCGAACCGAACTCATAAGGCGCAATCCCAATCGACAATACGTCATCAATTTCCTCATCGAAATCAGCGATTAATGCCTCATCAATTGCCATATCAATCTCGACCAGCCTTTCAGTACTCCCATTCACTACGAAGCGGTAGAGGATTCCCTCGCCCTGCATAGCGAACAGGTCAAATGCAATGAACGGATGCGCAGACATAGACTTGATAATTTTTGCAGCCGTCGCGATCCTGCGCATTACTTGTTCATCCGTCGCGCCAATCTGGTCCATTATTTCGGCCGCACGCAAAACTTGAGTGCTTACTTCGCCACCCTGTTTTCCAGACCGAATGTAAAGATCCCTGGCCATTTTCAGCAAGCCAGTATGAACGCAGGTATCAGCCAGCCCTGACAGCCCCCTGTTATTCGCATCAGAATAGTCAGTACGCAATATCTCTTCCCTGGACATTTCGACCTCGCCACAAATATATAAAGCATGGGCCGTAGAAATTGATACGGCAAGCCCATCAAGTCCCGCACGGCGAGCATCTTCAAACAACCGCAGGGCGTTAGAGGTTTTCATTTGGTAAGCGTAAAGATATGCCTGCTCATGCAAAGCGGCTGGTGCAATACTGAACTCGGCACCGGGATCTGTTATCAGCCGATCAAGCTTATTAAAAAGTCGCCGAACCTCAAACTCGTCAACATAATGATTTTCAGCAATCTTATGCCAGAGCAGGGTTCGCTCCTTGAGTAGTTCGTTTAGCGCCAGCCTTGGCTCGGGCAACATGATTTGATCTCGTATCAAATAATCTAGGATAAGTAGATTGTCGTGACGAGTCGATACTGTTCAGGCATACAACCTAGGCGACGACTTTATGCCTCAGGATCAGGCGCGTTCGGTCATGCCAGGGCCCGCCATAGACGATGATCTCGGACGGCCTGCCGTATAGGTGATGCAGCAGGAACGGCCCAGGGCCGAAAGTGCCTGACTCTTCGTCGGGTAGCGCCGGATCAGTGCCCAGATAGATCCCTGCATGATTAGGATGCGCCGTCCGGCCAACCTGCATAACGATCATGTCACCGCGCTGCGGTCGGTCGACGCGTACAAAGCCGGCGGCCTCGTAGTGCTGCTCGTATAGGCTTGCGTTCTCCGCACTCTCCCACCAGCCATCGGTGCGCTGGAAGGCTTCAAACTCAATCCCCCATTCACGCTGGTACCACTCGGCGCATATCGCCCAACAGTCCCATACCCCATGAACAAATGGTCGTTTGAGTAACGGCGTGCTGCCGGAGGGCATGACCGTGCGCAAGTCCCCTTCAGGCCACGATAATATGTGCCAGGGCAAGGCCGTGGCCTCGCACATGGCCAAGTCGTGCGGTGACGGCCTGCTTGTGGCGTCCGGATGGGAGTGAACAATCCCGATCACCTCGCCTTGGTCTTCCGCAGCAGCGTAATCCTCGGGATCAAGACGGAACTCTTCGTTAGGCTCCGTGGCGATGTTTCGACACGGGACGTACTTCTGCGCCCTACCGACGGCCAGCAGCAGGCCGCAGCACTCGCGCGGGTACTCGGCTGCCGCGTGCGCCTGGATGGCCGCAATGATGTGCTTGCGCATGGTCAGCTCCGGGCAATAAGGGATACGGCGGGGAATCCGCCGAAAGACAGTTCGTTGTTCTCGCCGAAGCGCAACTTGCAGGACGAGAGGCAGCCCTTGCACTGATCCTTGGCGGGATCGTCCGTGGGGTTGTCCTCATCATCGAACATGGCCGCACCGGTGTAGCCGCAATCCGGCCCCCGGTAGCCATTGGTCATTGCCCAGTGGCAAAACGTCGTCATCTGCCTGCCAGGCAGACCGTGGTTGTCGATCTCGCCCGGGGAAGACAACTCCCAGACCACCGCCTCACCGTCCTCGCTGGTTTTCTGGTCGATGTACCAGATCTCAAGCGCCTCCTGGGTCGGGTCAGCAGCCGGGTTGCCCTCGGGGTAGTTGGCCGCGTCCAGGTACTGCGCCAGAGTCTCGCGAACCGTCAGCTTGAACTTCAGCATGTCTTCGAAGGCGAGGCACAACGCCGTGACGCGACCATTGATGTTCCCAGCGGCGAATGTCGGCCGAGAGGCGGTGCCGTCGCTGCTCGAGGAAATACCCTCAATCTGTACCGGCCAGGCCGCGTACTCCTCGCCCTGCCACCAAATCGACTTGGCCGGAAGATCCTCTTCCGAATGCTCGTAGGCCAGCAGTTCCTCCGGCGTGTGCGGGATGGCGTGACCGTGGAAACGCAAGTAATCCGCGCCGTATTCGGTCCCGTCAATTTCGAACAGGCGAATTTCGCCGCCGGGCTCCAGTTTCTGGATGTCCGTGATCAGTGCCATGTGCGGTTATCTCAGGGGTGAAAGGTTTGCTGGAACGTAGCGGTGATGGCATAGACCTGGCCGCCTCGGTGCACAGGTTTGTAGCCGGTGCATTTGTAGAGCCCAAGCACGCCAAGGGGGGGCGTCCAGAGAAATCCTTTTGCACCCTTGTGCCGGTCGAGGAACTTCCTGATCAGCTTGATCTTGGCTTCCATACCGGTGAAGGTCACAGGCCAAGATTCAGATTGATTGTTGACCCCATCCTCTACGGACTGCTCATAACCATCTCCGAACTTCTTGGAGCGAACGCGCTGAGTGATATCACCCTCCGCGCCCTTCTCTGTTGCCCAGGTGAATCGTTCGATTGCCATTAGCGCCCCTTGATTGCATTGCTGATGACGCCGCCCTGGCCCATGTCTTTGTTACGCATCTGCTGGTACTTCTGCTCGACGAACGCGGCCAGTTCCTTACCGAACAGGTCGTAACCAGGAGCGTCTGCCGATGACGACGCATTGCCGTCACCGTCGATATGAACCTCGACATTGATTTGCGTCGTGCCCCCGCCACCAGACATTGCAGCCATCCCAGGCCCTCTGCCAGTAGAGAGCGGCGTCACGCTCCCTCCGTTGGTACCGGTCATCAGGTAAGACTTCCCGCCCTCGTTGTAGAGCTCGGGACCTAGTTCGTTCACCTGGTACAGAGAGCTCGGATCGACTGGACCGCCCGCCGCTCTGTAACCAGAGAAGTCGACACCGGTGTACCCAGCTTGAGTGGAGCCCGCTGACGTTGGAGTCGAGCCACCTCCTGCGAAATAGCTTGTCGCTGCGCCAACCAGGCTGCCCAGTAACGCCGAGCTCGCCTGTCGAGTGGCAATGCGTGCCATATCCGCCAAGATCGACTTGGTGAAGTCAGCAAAGGACGCCTTGCCGGTGACGGCGAAGTTAACGAGCGAATCCTCCATGGAGCCGAAAGCGTTGCCGAACAAACTCTTCGTCTGTCCCGCAATGTTCCTAGCCGAATCCAGATAGTTGTCCCACGCAGCCGTCGCGCCCTTCGTCCAGTCACCTTGGGCATTCTCCACGTCGGCATAGTTCTGCCGGATCTGGTCGGTGGCTGCCTTGTTCGCATCGGCGAGAGCCTGCGACTTACGCTTGAACTCTTCCTCCGACATATTGCGAGACGGGTCAGACTTCTGGTTGGCCAGCTCCAACGCCTGCTGAGCAAACCGGTCTTGCTGACTGTTCAGTTCGCCGCTGAGTGCGTTTTGGCGATCGCCCTGACCAACGCCCAGCACGGCACGTTGCCCGGCCAGCTCCAGAGCTCGCTGTTGCTGACCCAAAGCCTGTACGTAGGTACTGATCGCCCGCTCTTGCTTGGCTAGGCGCCCGGTCTCGTTTGTCGCCAGAACCTCAAGCTGGCTATCGGCATCCTTCTGCGCCTTGACCATCCCTGCGCGCGCGTCAGCGATCTTCTGGTCAAGCTGGATGCTTTGCGCGGCCGTGGTGGTCTTCTTACCCTTGGCAGCCTCCAGCACGGATATCTCTGCCTCGTAGGCTGCCGTTGCTTGGTCCCGTTCGTTACCGATGAGTGCTTGGCGCCGTAGCAGGTAGTCGGCTTCTGACACCAGCCCCGCCTTTTGCGCAGCTTCCAGTTCCTTCTGATAGTTTTTGTAGTCGGCAGAAATAGCCGCCAAGTTGTTCTTGGCATCATTGAAACCTGTGAGGTCAACACTGCCCGTCGCGGCTTTCGGATCCTTGTCCTTCTCATCGATAGCCGATTTCAGCTTGTCGTAGGCGCCTCCTGAGAATTTCTTTCCGTCGAATTCGACACCATTGAGCAATGCCGATTTTTGCCCGGTTTTCTCCGATTCTTGATAAAGCTTCGTGAACTTGTCATTCAGCTTTTTGTAGGCTTCCTGGCGCTTTGCGAGCGGATCCAGGTCCAGCATCTGCTTGTCCAGCTCCTTCTGGACAGCGATCAGTTCCTTGTTCGCGTGCGTTGTTTCACCGGTGGTCGCAGCGAGGCTTTCACTGGCTGACTGGCGCGCCTTGAGCCCGGCAAGCTTCTTCTCCAGCGCAGCAGTGGAATCATCGTTTTCACCCTCGTCCAACCCTAAGAACGAGTTAAGCGAGCTGAGCCCATTCGATACCGCGCCGGCAACACCACCGCCCTTGCGTGTATCGAGCACACGCTGGGTGATCTCGATCTGTTTGGCCAGATCCGGGAAAGCCTCCGAGCGAATGGCGCCATAGGCACCGGTAATTGCGATCTTGATGTTGTCCCAATCGCGCTCAACATCCGACAGAGAAGCGCGATAGGCCTTCAGCCGCTCCTGCGCCGACAAATTCAAGCTTTCACTCAGGACATCAAGCGCTCGCTGGTGATCTCCCTGATCATCAATGCCCTTGATCACCTCGTACTGTTCGTAGGTCAGCAGGCCGTACTGGTCGCTAATCTTGGCCGCCGCCTCCGTTGCGGTATCGCCAGCATTGGCCAGGGACTTGGCGATATCGCCCGCGCCCTTCCCTGTTACCTCGCCAATGGCAGCCGCCGCTTGCGCCAGATTCTGCATCTGGACGCCGCTGGTAGCCGCACCGGAAGCCAGCTCTATAACGGCCTCGCGTGCACCGGATAGATTGCCGGTCAGCACGCCAGCCGATTCGCTCATGGCCTTAAGGCTGGCAACGCTCTGACCTGCGTCGTTCGAGCCACCATTGATTGCGGCGTTGAACGCCCGGGCCTGCTTCATCGCATCGAAGTAGGCATAGGCGAGACCGCCGAGTACTCCGGCGAGAAGACCTGCAGGAAGAAGCAATGCCGCCATGCTTTTGGCAGACGCTCCAGCGCCGGCGCCGAGCTGAGCAATGGCCCTTGCCCCACTGCCAATATCCCCAGAAGACAGGGCGTTGGTCAGTTGCATGACATTTTCTTGTGCCTGGCGGGTGCCTAGCTTCAGCTTGTCGAATGCAGTTTCTGTAGCGGTCAGGCCGGACCTGTCTTTGCCGATTTTTGCCAGCCTGTCTGCGTAAGTTCCGGCGTCGATGCCGCCGGCCTTGTGCAAGTCGTTGAGCGCCTTTTCCTGCGCCTCCAGCTTGGCCAACTTCGCAACCATCGGATCAATGCTATTGACGGTGCGCTTCAGGGCCTCAATCTGGCGGTTCTCGGCATCGATCAGCCGCTGTTTCTGCGCGAGCTCCTTGGCTTCAGCCTTCTCAATTCGGTCAAAAGATTTGCCGAGCCGTTCCTGATAAGCCTCCTGCTGCTCGATGGTGACCAGGCCACCCTTCCGAGCGCGCTCAAGCAATCCTTCCGCCTGAACCAAAGACTCCATGCTGGAGATGTTGCTGGACATCGCCTTGTCGAGCTGGCTGATGATGGCGATTTCGCTGGTAGCGCTTGCGCCTGATTTCCGTCTCGCCTCGGCCTGGCGCTCGCTGGCGCCAGTCGACTTATCAATTCCCTGTGCCGCCTCGGCCTCGGCCTGCGCCACCTTCTTGCCTGTGTCTGCCAGGCCAGTGCTGGCCTTGCCGAGTCCATCCACCGCCTTTTCGGCGCCTTCTGCAGCTGTGACCAGTTTGTCGAGGTCATCAGCGGCCTTGACCGCCGACGACGAATTGACCTCGATGCCCAGGGACGTGAAGTTGGTGCTCATTTACTGTCCCTCTGTTCCGCCATCACCTGCAGGGCTTCGGCTTCCATGATGCGGATATCCGGGAAAACGTCGGTGGCCTGGGTCCGGGTTAAACCGAGGAAGCCCGCGACATCGCGAATTGACGTGTAATCCAAGCCGGTAGCGCCGCACGCGCCTGTACGCCACTGGGTACTCAGCGCTTCGAAGAGTAGGAAGGCCTGCCAGTTGTCAGGCCAGATTTCGCAGTCTTGCCCGGTCAGGTCGCCCACCATGAAGCCGAAGGTCTTCAGTTCTTCAGCCGAAGGCCCTTGCTCGTAGAGGGTGCGTGCGGCGCTTAGGAGTTTCCCAGGCGAGCCTTGCTAAACGCGTCGGAGTAAGCCCCCAGCACCGCGCTTGGCGTGGCGCTGATGGAGCTGACTAAGATGCGAAGATTTTCGTCGGTGAAGTCTTCGTCAACATCCCAGCCGGCGACGATTGCCTTGAGCTGCTCCACCTGAAGATCGATCAGCAAGGTGGTGAACTGCTTCAACCCCACCTCTTCCGACTTCAGACCCAGAGCCTTATGCCGCTCGCCCCAGTCAGCGTACAAATCTGCCAACTCGGTTCGGTCGCGATACTTGAACTCAAACCCCACCTTCACCGGTTCGCCGCCAACTGTCGGGAGCATAACGTCGGCCTTGAAGGTCGGGTTTTGGATAAGCGTGAACTTGGCCATGGGTTACACCACCGACAGGTAGCGGGTTGGCTCGGACTGCAACGCCAAGTTCACGGTGCGGGTCAGTAGGTTGTTGCGAGAGACAGCCGGCTGTTTCGAGAACGAGGTGTAGGCCCCATAGAGCAGCGTGTCGTTGCCTGGGAGGTTGAGCCGCGCTGCCTGCACCTGCTTGCCCGCATCGGCCTTGAGCAGCACCGCATTGAAGGCCTGAGTCGGGTCATCGGCGATGGTCAACACCATGCTGGCGGCGGACTTGTCGGTCGGCATCTGTTTGCCCTGATCGTCCTCAAGGAACACCACGTCCAGATAGTTCTGCTCGCCACCGGAGAAAGCCAGGTCAGTGACCTGCGGAATTTGCACCCAGGTGAGCACCTTTCGCATGGTTCCGGCGCCGTTGCCAGCCGGGAAGATCTGCGTGTCTGTGGTATCGATCGCTTCCAGGGTGATCGCCGTGGCGGTTGCGGATTTCACGCGAACAACCTTGTTATCCAGTTGGCTCCAGCCTGAGCTGAGCAAGACGATATCGCCAGCGTCGAAATCAGCGCCGACGACAGTGGCCACCGCCTCAGATGCGTTGGAGATGGCAGTGAACGGCAGCGCAACCTCATAGGTTGCGGCGTGCTGGAACTTGCCGCCATTGGGAATTTTGAAGCCCATGGGTTTTTCCTCTTTTCAGAAATGACAAAACCCGCTCAATGGCGGGTTCTGGGTTTGCCCAATGGGCGGATTAATTGGTGTCAGCGCGGTACATGAACGAGACGGGCACGGTGAACGTGGTGTCGTCGGGAATGCCTGGGCCGGGATCAACCGGACTCATGTTCACCACGGTCAGCGCTCCCTTTGTATTCCGTTCGTACAACGGGAACAGTGCTGCAATCTGGTCTGCCAGCCCGCCGGCTGCACCGCGATATTTGCCGGAAGGCGTCACGATGCTGATTTGAAACACGCCGGTGTACAGCTTGTGGTCGCCGCCGAGCGTGTTGCTCGCGGTGTCACCCGGCAGCGTGAAGGCCCTCAGGTAAGTCGCCCCGTCAGCGGGCGTGTAGGCCTCGTTCTCGACGACCACCTTTAGCGGTACCGGCAACGCTTTCGCCCAGGCGATCAGCTTGGCCTCGTAGATTGAGGCGATGATGTTGTGGCTCATACCTTGTTGTTCCTGATGGCTTCATCGACGATCTGCTGGAAGCGGGCAATGGTCGTACGAACCATCCCTCCGGGAGGAACCTGCTTGCTATGGCCATATTCCAAAGGAATAGAGTACGGGAGGTTATTCACGATGTACGCCGTCTGCCCAATCGTTAGTGCTTCGACCTGAGCCTTCAGCACCGCAATACTGACGTTACCGGAGCGATCAATCTGATCAAGCACACCATCAGCTGGCGTATCGATGGAAAACTGCCAGTTCCCACGAAACCGCCCGCCGACATACCCCTTGCCAGCCACCAGCCCGTTCACATTGAAGTTCTGGTCACGCTCGGTCTTGGTCAGCGGCTTGGCATACTTCACGCCGCGCTTCAGCTTGCCGGACTTGGTGAAGTTGCTCGGCGTCAACGACTTGATCACGTTGCGCACTTCAACATGCGCGTCGTAGGCATCGGCCGCCTCAGTGTTGGCCTGACGATGCGCGACGTTGGCCGCCCAAATCTCAGTGTTGCCCACCGGTGACATGCGTATAACGCTGCTGCCAATCTCAATCACGATTTCGCGGAAGGTGGCGTCGAGACCTGCCTGAGCCTGCTCGGCGAACTGGCGGATGTTCTCAGCAAAGCTGCCGTTGAGGCCTGAGTATTTGCTCATGACCGCACCTGCAGCTCATACAGGATCGGCGTACCGGCTGGGTTGACCTCTTTCAGCGGGGGAACGATTGACCAGGTACGTCCCTGAGCGACCACCTTGTCGAGCAGGCCGGGAACCCAGGCCAATCCCTGCGCGGCGATCTTCAGCTTCTTGTCGCCCTGCCGGATGAGGCTGTTGTTTTGGAATTCGAGGCCGGTGAAGTCGAGCAGGATGCCTTGGGCGGTTTGCTCGACAGTGGCGCCCGGGGCATCGCCGCCGATATCCGGGTCGTACTCGCCCGGCACAGTCTTGCTGATGGTCACGGGCTGGCCAAATTCTGTGATCATATCCAGAGCCATCACGGCCATTTCATCGTAGAAGGTGGCCATGGTGGTCTCCGTTGCAACTATGCGCGCACTGCGAACAGCCCGCGCTTTTGTAGGTAGTCGGCAAACTGCGTAGCGCTCGGCCGATCCGGAGCCGCTGGCAGCAGTCGGTTGCTGGTGGAAGGGATTGCGGCGTACTGCCGCGTCACCGCCCCTTCAACACGATCCAGCAACACTGCGCCTTTTCGCTTCTCTACCGGGTCGATGTCGTCCTGATGAATCTCAGCGGCCAAGGCCATCTGCCCGTACAGAATGCGCGCCGGGAGGTAGTTGTTCGGCTTGATCTCGTGATCCAGCAGCACTTCCCGCCGCGGCCAGGACAAGCCCTGCTCGCTGCTGGTCTTGCGCCCCTTCCAGGTCATGCCATCCATTGCCAAGGCGGCCCGGCGCAGCAACGCTTCCTGCGCCGGAACACCAGAGGGGATGACCGTGCCGAACTTCACGGCGTACATGGCCAGGTCCTCGGCGCTCGCGTAGCTTTCGGCGTCAGGCTTGCCGGTGCCGTCCTCGATAATGAGTGTCATGCGTCAACTCGCTGGAATGGTTTGAAGATTGGCAGCCTGATCACCAGCAGCCAGCAGTATTACTCCTTGGGCAACTCAGCTACGAGTCTTTCCAGGGACTCTTTCGAGGCGTTGGCACGGTACTGCACCCTCGCTTCATCAAGCTTTGCTTTCAGCGAAGCGATTTCGCCAGCCTCATCAGCCAGCGGCGTAGCGGCAGCTTTCTTCAGTACTTCGATCTCGCCGCGAAGCGCATCTACGGTAGAGAGCAGCCCATCGCGCTCGGTAGACAGTTCACCAACCGAAACATGGATGGTGCCGAGTACATCAAACAGACGGTTTGCCAGCTCACCGACTTCGGGACGATGAATCTCGCCAGCGTTCAGTCCGTCAACCAGGATCTGAATCGATGCATGTTCCGCACGCAAAGCTGTGATGATTTGTTCCAGTTCGGATTGATTGGCAGTGCCAACAATCTGCGCCCGCTTAACCTCCGTCACCAACACGTCGATACCAGCCGTTTCATACGCATCAACCACGCTAGGCCAATTGCCAATCACCAGCACGCTGGTCACACCTGCTTCTGGCTTATCGAAGTGTTCCGGATTGCGGTAGCGCTTCTCGGGGTCAAAGCCGTCAAGCTGATTGCTATAAGTCAGTTCCATGTGTTTCTCCAAGGCGGCCATCGCTGACCGCGCGTTGAGTTTTAGACTTAGCCGCCGGTAACAGGAGGCGTTGCAGTCAGCTTGATCATCACGCCGGCGGTGACCTTGTTGCTGCCCGCGTGCTTGACCCAGTTAGCAGCGGAACCGACCGCAGCCAGGGTTGGGTTGGAACCACCGGTGGTTGCTTTCCAGCTGTAACCCAGCACGTCGATGTTCACGGTGCCTTCAGCCCGGTAACCGATACTCAGGTTTTCTTCGTCGTTCACTTCGTAGGAACGAAACCCTGGGGCCTGCGACTCGGTGATGGTGACCGCGTTCGGCAGCAAGCCGAAGATCACGTCCGCCGGCGCGGTGTCGGTCACCAGTACCGGCTTGCCAAGGGTGCCAGGCAGGCCGCCGTAGATCACAACACCAGCTTCTTCGTAGATCTTGTTGGTGATGGCTTCGTCGACGATGTCGAAGTAGGCGCTGGAGTGCATAACCCACAGTGCGATCCGGCCGAACTTGTCGCCAAACTTGCGCATGCCGCGGGTCAGCGTCTTCTTGCCGTCGGTTTCGATGTTGGCCGAGACCACCATGTCGGCGTTGGAGCCGATGGCGGCGCGCAGACCAGCAGTTGCGTACTGGATGAAACCTTCCAGGGTCGCGTCTGCAACGTCAGCCCCGACGATCTGGGAGAACTCCTCGACCGGACGACCGCGGCGCTTGAACGCCTCTTCGGTGGTCTGGTACGGGCCGTACTTCCATGGAGCCTTAACGCCGACAGCTTCACCAGCGCTGATCTTCTTCGCAGTTACCTTGCCGTCGGAGTTGACGTCGCGGTGCTCCAAGGAGCCGTTCAGCTTGTAGAGAGCGCGCTTGCGGAAGTCGCCTTCGATCAGCTCGTTGTCCAGCACCATTGCGCCGTTGGACGATGCGTTGAACACATCCAGGTTGTCCTGGACACGCTCCAGGTATGCGGTTTGCGCCTCATCGTTATAGATGATCAGGTCGCTGTTAACGGTTGTAGCCATGGGTCAATCCCCTTACTTTGGCAATGCGAGATATGCGGTTTGGCCGTGCTTGCGCTGAAAGTCGCGCTTCTGCTCGGAGGTCATTTCGGAGCGCTTGAATGCAGCCTTGCCGCCACCCCCGCCCGGGGCAAATGTCCCTGAAGCCCTTGGCCACAGATGAGGTGCGCTTTCGCGCAGAGATTCCGCCCATTCGAGCGGAGTCAGAGGGGTCTTGCCGTCTTTACCGAGGATGACCTGGCCGGATTCATCAACGGCGACTGCATCGCCATCTTCGTTAAGAGTGAACACGCCTTTGGCGCGCAGGATGATGTCGTCGGTTGCTTCTGGCAGAGCGCCGGCTTTCAGCGCTGCACCGCGCACCGAGTCGCCCAGGACTTTGCCCTGGAACTTGGCAGCGAAGGACTCAGCTTTCTCGGCGCGTTCGCTGATGGTCTTCAGTTGCTTGTCGTAGTCGCCACGCAGGCGTTCGGTGCGCCTATTGAACACCTCGTCCACCTTGCCCTCGGTCAGCAGCTTGGTTTCTTCGTCCTGCCCGGCACGACTGAGCAGGCCTTTCACTGCATCGATGTCGATGCCTTCGAACTGGGTTTCGAACTGGGTCAGCTTGCCGGAGGTTTCCTTCAGCTTGCCTAGCAGTTCTGAGTTCTTGGTTTTCAAACCCGAAACTGATGCTTCAACAGCAGTCGCGATCGCGGCCTTGATTGCCGGGTTTTCCAGGTCGATTTCGTTTTCTTCTGCCACGTTGATGCACCCCTTGGGTATGTGTCGCCCGCTTTACAGGCATAAAAAAGCCCGCAAATGCGGGTTACGTTGCGTTTCTGGTGCTGAACCCTTTCAATGCCGCTTTTTCACGGGATAACTGAAATGGCATCAGCAGGATCAAAAGACAAAACCGGGACCGACTTGAAGATCGCATTCAAAATTGCGGCCTTTTCTTCTCTAATGACTCTGGCCGGAGTGTTGGCGACGAGCGTCGTCACCTTGGCTAGTAGTGCACAAACAACCAGATCAAGTGAGAAGCTCAGTTGTGTCAGCCGGATCGATAAAAGAGAGGAATACGCCAGGATTAAAAGTGACAACTTCATGGCGGCCCTCGCTTCTCTAACAACTGGCAGCGCCTCACCTGGATTCGCAGAGAAAAAACCTTCTTACGTTGAGGCATTCTCCCGGGCTGGCTATTCGTTGATGCTGTTAACAAAAACAGCGCTAGGCGAAAAATCCGGTGAACTATCCGACTGGCTGACTATTCGGGTTGCGGACTACAAGTCATTTGAAAAGCCGCCGTTCATCAAAGATGAGTACGAGAAACTCGTAACAGAGTGGAAAGACGCTTACTACCAGTACATGGAAGATCTGGATACCCAGAGAAAAGACTGCTGATCGAACTCGGCCATTCATATTCCTGCACTCTCAAACGCAAGCGGTTCCAGCGATTTCATCTGCGCCAAGGTCAGCGGCGCGAAGTTTCGATCAAGCTGCAGCTCGGTGAAACGCTCAACGGTTAAACCACCATCACGGAACAGTTTTGCTCGAACAGGACCAATTGCGACATCCTGAAACGCTGCTGGTTGATGCTGTAGCCAGTGGTAATAATCGAGGCTCGCACTGACCTGCCCAGCACCGTCAGCCCCCACCGAAGCACGTGTAGCGCCCTTAGCAAACATAACGCTTAGTTTGGTCAGCATGGTGAAGGTGGTTCGGCAATTCGGGTGAAACGGCGGCCTTGGCCCCGACTCAACCGGGAACCTGCGGCCATCCAGTGAGCGGCATTGCTGGCTGGTCTTGCTGTCCAGCGTCGCAACGATTTGGATCTCTTGCACGATGTCCGTATTGGCCTTGGCCACCTCCATCCGTGCCTGGGACGACACATGCTGAATGGAGGTGTGCACGACCGTGCTGGCGTTGCGGTTGGTGGTAGCGAGAATGCCGTCTTTGTACCCTGCCGCCTTGGTGCCGCGAATGCCGCGGATGATCTGGAAGTTCGTCTGCCCTTCGAAGAAGCCCTGCCGGATGGTGCCGGTGACGCGCTCACGCTCGGCGCCGGTCCACCCCTTGATGAAGGCCTTGAGCAGTTTTCCGCCACCAGTGCCACGCACACTGAGCGGGTTTGTCAGTACAGCGGTACGGATTGCAGCGGCCGTCGGAGCGACCACATCCAGCGACACACCTACCGGCGCCGACTTGGCCAGACTTGTCGCTTCGAACTGCGCCTCGTAGTTGGCGATATCCACCAGATCGAGGTTTAGTTGCGCGCTGTAGCGGTCGAAGATGCCCAGCAGCAGGCTATCCACCTCCTTCAGCAGCGCTTCCAGGCGCTTCGTGTTGTACTCGGTCAGGTCCGACTGGGTGAGCCGGTCACGGATCGAGCGGTCAATCTCCTTGAGGAAGGGAGCGAACTTGCCCACCTCCCCGGCCTTGAGCTTTTCGAGGAAGACCGCGTGCCGGATGGTCGCATCAAGTATTGCTTGGTTCGCCGCCATCTACTTTGCCCTCATCTTCCAGGCCCAGGCCGTCGCCCTGCTCTTCCAGCTCACCGTCGATCTGCTGGTCAGTGCGTTCCGGCGCAATCAGCCCCAGTTTGCGCAGGTAGGCCCGCAAGTCAGCCTTAGCGAAACCGCCGTTCTGCCACAAGCCAACCAAAGCCGTGATCATCTGCGGATCAGCCGTCAGTTCGACGAACTCCTGATTGACCTGGTAAGCAACCTTTTTGTCGGCGATGCCCATGTAGGTGCAACACCACATGATGGCCCGCGTATAGGCTTCGCTGACATTGGCGACACAGCCGGCAAGGACAGATGTCGATGCCGACTGATCGCCACGGGACTCGGTGGCGGTCTTGGTCGCAAGTGAAGCAACCACCATCCGGGCACCCAGCTCGATCATCATCTGGTTCTTGTCAGCCATGGCCTCCTTGACCAACGTGTTCGGCAGTGGCTGCGCGTAACCGAACTGGCCGCCGGCTGGCAGCATCATTGGCGCCCGGGAGCCCACATAGACACCGTTCTTTTCCATCCAGTCGCGCCACTGCTCATCCAGGCCACTGATCCACGGCTGGGCCTGGCCACACCAGAAGACGCTGTCTTCGTAGTCGGCACTGTTCCGGTAATGGCCCAGGTTGATCATGGCAATGTCGTAGAGCGGCGACTCGTCGATGCTTGGGTCGTTGTTCTGAGCGCCGACGAAGGTGAACGGGATCTCTTTGAGGCGCCCGGTGACACCTTCAGGCTTGAACTCTTCGGTGACTGTGAGCGGCCCGCCACCTTTAGGACCGGACCTGCGCCAGACTCGACAGACGAACCCGTCAGCTTCCAGTGCCAGCTCTCGATACTGCTCAACCGTCTTGAAGCCAAATCCATCAGGAATTTCCGGAGACTCACGTAACACCACCAGCGTCAGCACGCTGTGACCGTTCACCATGCCCGTGCGCCAGTTAATGATGTCTTCAGCGCAATAGGACAGGATCACCGAGTGACCGCCGATGCCGTCATCCTGGTGATAGTCGACGTATAGGCCGTGACGGCCAGCCTCAAGCACCTTCTCAAGCGTGCCTTGTGAGTGCTGGTAAATGCTCACTCCGGAGCCGTTGGCGTTGTCCTGCAGATATTCCAGCTTCTTCGGCACTGTCAGCGTCGGGTCTTTGTGGAAGGCAAGGCCCAGCAGCCCGTTACGGGTGTGCCCGGTGGCATTCTTGAACACTGCTCGCTCGCGGTAAGCCCGGTTCCGATCTTCGTTCTCCGGCGACTTGTCGTGCGCGTTGATGTACGGCAGCCGATCGATAACCCGGTGCTGGCCGGCGCAGACATCGCGAACGGTCGCCCAGCGGTCCAGCACTGCCGTGTATTCCGCCCGCTTGAAGGAGACGTCGTTGCTCATCGGGCGTATCCCATTTTGATGGAGGTGACAGGCTTGGTGCACGGCCACTCAACGTCGATGCAATATCCGATCGCTGTGGTGATGTGCTGGTAGTCGTTTTTCTGGTCTTCCTGGAAGGTAGAGCCGGCTTGGAGCTGAACCGTACTCAAACCCTTGTGGCACCAGGGAGCGCTGACCGGGTTTATGAACAGGCTGGATTCACCTGATGCCGTCAGGATCTTCGCCCGAACGGCGTTCTGCCGATCCTTGATGGATGGGTGAGCAGGCTTGACCTTTCGGGTGTACGTCCAACCGTTGGCCTTCAACACGCCCTCGATGTCGGTATAGTCAGACGCGTGACCATGCTTCTCGCCAGCCTTGCCCGCCGGGTCGCCATAGATCAGGACGTGCTTGTTCTTGTGGTCCTTGAACTTGTCCACGAACTCAGCAGCCGACTGCTTCGAAACGGCGCTGATCAGCACGATCTCATCCAGCAGGTAAAGGTCTTTGCCTTCGTTACGCCGCACACCGATGGCGGATGACAGAGGCGTGAAGTTCTGGTCGTGCATCCACATCAGTTGCTCATGCGGCTCAATGGCTGCATTCGTGGTGTTCGCCTTGCTGTAGTCCTCGTAGATCCGGCCAGACGCCGTTTCGAACGATGCTTCAAATTCCTGCTTGAACTGCTTGGCAGACATGGCCCGCTTCATTGCGTCCATCACGTCAGCCGGAAGAATCTCGGCAGACTTCCAATGGAACACCCGGAAGTTCGGGTCATTGCCCGACTCTGCCTGCATGCACAGATCGTAGTAGTGGTTAAGGCCGTCCGGCACGCCGAGCAACCAGCACCAGGCCCTGTAATCCGGCATGGTCGGGTTGACGGTGTTCAGCGCCGGGAGAATGTTCGCTTCCCAAGCATCCGGCTTGATGTCGGCGAATTCGTCGATGCCGCCGCCAGTCCACGGGATACCCTCAATCCGCTGCGGCTTGTCTAAGCCGATGACATGGATCTCGCTACCGTTATCCAAGTAGATGATCAGGTCCGACTCGGATGGCCGGCGACTGTGCATGCAACTCAGCGTGAAAGCCTTCAGGTCGTCCCAGAAGATTTTCTTTGCCTGGGCGTGCGTTGGTGCCGCGGCGAAGTACATTCCGTTGTAGGCCGATGCCTGCTTAACAAGGAAGCGCTTGAATCGTTCGGTCTTGCCACTACGGCGACCAGCAGGCACCAGGGGGAAGCGAATGCCTTCCGACACAGCCGCCACCAGGGCGAGTTGCACCGGGTGATCCTTGAGCGGATACCAGCGCGACAACTGACGGTCGAACATCAAGTTGCCGGTGTTAGTGATCATGACGGCAACCTCGCGATCAGATCAGCCAGCAGTTGGGCGTTTGAGTTGCCGCCGCCCTTCTCTATCAGTTTGAGTTCTGCGCGGCGCTTCTCGACTTCAAGGCGCTTCAGTTCATCATCAAGTGGCGAGGTGGACTTGTCGGAGAACATGCCCAGGTGCTTGGCCACCTTGTCGAGCGCAGCCAACTGGTCGTGCATCTTGATCTCGAAGCCTTCCTTGGTCTGCTTCACACCGGCATACAGTGCCAATGCTGCTTGGCTCACATGGCGTGAGTCATGAGCATGGATTGAGCCAAACCCTTCACCTCTACATTTTGGGCACTTGGGGTGCGGCCGTATCGTTGGGTCAAACCCAAATCCACCGTCCTCCGACACATCGTCAGGGTCGGCTTTATCAGATACCGCCTTAAGCAGCTCCTCTTCATCCTTCCACTGGTACTGATGGTCAATACCGAAGCAATGGCGGCAACACCCTCGACGATGCTCGATCAGCTCATTGGGATTGGCGGTGGCGATCATCCATAGACGCTCAAGCACCATTTCCTGAGTGATAGCGACCTTCTGGCCTCTTTCAGCCATGCGATCAGCGATTACGGATTGGATGTTAAGTTTTGCTAAGTTCTGCGCAGCGATAACGTTAGCCGACTTGGCGCTGTAACCCGCACGAATCGCCGCTTGCGTAGCATTCAGGTCTTTCAGGTACTCATCGACAAAGCGCTGCTGTTTTGCTGTCAGCGCCATAGGGGTTCCTTGAGACTTTGGTGCCTCGCTTGGGCAGGACTTGAAATGATGTTGGGTTGCCGGTATCAGTGAGAATCGAACAATCGGCAGGGCGACCCACATGACACCGACAGACCTAGATCAGCATGAGAACGGCAAAGAATCTGGGGAGTTCGTTATTCAGACTAGCGCTGAGCCGAACCCGCCCCAGTCTCGGATGCATCCAACACCTTTCCCCAAGGGGGATATCGTAATAGATGATTCCGATGACCTTGAACGCTGTGCGGATGCTTTGGGTGCGAAGGTGATAGAACAAAGCAACCCGCCCCAGTAGGCGCGTTCGATTACCTCCCAGTCGGGTTGCTTGGTTGTCATAGCTTCTCTCTGATGCTTGAAATAGTGGCGCGTTGGCGGTTATAAGTCCGCCCGATAACGCTATAGAGCTCAAGGTGTAGGAAATGGATAACCTGATAAAGCTACGCATCGGGCTGACAATTGCAGCATTTGCCGGTTTTTTACCAATTACCATCCTCTTTGCAGTCGGCGTCGTAGCTTTTTTTATCCCGCTCATTTTTGTCGGCAAGAATCCTCCGCTCGTGACGCTAGGGCTTATAGGCGCCTTAGTCATCTCAGCATTCGCGATATGGTCAGCATGGAAGATCTATGCACTTGCAATGGCGGCCGCGCCCGTCGTGCGCAGTGCACGTTTACTTGCATCCGGCGCTGTGATTGCAATGATTTGGGGTATGGTCATCGCTTACTGCACGCGTAATTTACCCCAGCTCACATGCATATTTCTGATGCCGGGGATAGTCTCGACAGCCATGCTCGCCTTTACATTGAAAAGAGCGAAAGTCTGATGCGGGCGAAGAACGGGGTCAGCAATTTACCCTTCTGAACTGTCGAGCAGCACGTCAATCAGCTTCTGCTCACCAAGGCGCATCGCACCGAGACACTGCAGGTCGTCACACTTCGGGCCGAGGCCAAACACGGTCACCTCTCCCTTCGCGCCGATTAGCGTCAATGCACCGACCGTACACTCGGGATGCTCGCCGGCGTCGAGGTCATCGGCAATCTTGCGCAGGGTCTTGGCGGCGTCGCGCCATTCCTCCCGCTTGAACTCAAGAACCTTGACGGTCATTCAGGTCACCATGATGTAGGTTTGTGCGTGGGCGTGCCCGTGCAACTCGGCGACAATTAGGCCCTGAGGCAATCCAGCGGCCTTTGCAGCGTCGATTGCCTTGATGATGGCGCTATCCAGATCGAACAAAGCCTTGTTGATGTCCTGGCTCATCGGGAGCACGTGGCGCAGGCGGGTGACATTGCTCATGCTGATCTACACTCCGCTCAAACATTAAGGTACAGGGAGTCAAGGGAATGGTGTCTGGCGGGACGATGCTTATCATTGCAGCAGCCGTGGTGATGTCTCCACTCGCGGCCCTTATCATCTTCTCCATAGTCCGCGACATACGAATATCTCGCCAGATGAAAGAGGACCTGAAAGCAGCGTTTGAAGCCACATTGGTTCAATATGGTATTCAGTCCTACGAGATACTTCTGGATAAGACGAGTCACGGATATAGCACCCGAGCCTCGACCGTTTTCCAGATCATTCTCGACTCCGAAGGTCGCTATTTTTTATACATATACGTCAGCGACTCCCCGCCAGTCGTTAAGCAACTCACCAAAGAACGAGCAATGTTGGCGATGCAAAAAAAGGACTGGAATACGGGCGCATCTCCCAAGGCGCTTATCTAGCGCCACGATTTGGCGCACTCGAAAACGTGGCGCGGATTACTGCCCTGCCCCACGAGTTGGAAATTTGAGCTCCGATACCCGATCGGCAATGTCGGCAAGCTTCTTGACGCCCAGAAACCCAATGAACACCCCGGCAGCTGTTGCCAGATTCTGCGGTAGGCCGAAGTACTCAAGGACCGGAATCAAGCCAATCGTGATCAGGGTGCAGATTGCCGCCTCAAGTAGCGCCTGACGACGAGTACCGCCGCCATAGATGATCCTGATGCCAGCCATCAAGGCAGATAGTCCTGCGGCATAAAGCGTCGGCGAATGCTGACTCAGCCATGCAAGCACGATGAGCCAGGTGTCTGGTTTGTCTGGCATGTTGGACATCTCGGTTCCTCCCCGTCAGGGAGTTGTGGGTGTATGACCTACGCCGGCCATGGAATATAGAATAAACACTACAAAATTGTAGTATTACCACAAAAACGTAGTATGCTGGGCTCATCCAAACAACGAGGCGAGGTGATGAAGTTCAGCGAGTTCAGACGATGGTTGAAGGCCCAAGGGGTGATCTTCGAAGCAGGCAAAGGAAGCCACTTCAAAGTAACCGCCCCAAACGGCAACAGGAGCACCTTCGCGGATCACGGCAGTAAAGAAATGCCAGAACCGACCCGCAAGGCGATCATTAAACAACTGGGGCTCTGAGAGCCCCCTTCACCACATCTGAATGCTGAACGATCACCTCCAGGGAGTGACCATGTACGACTATGCAATTCGATTTGAGCAGGATGACAGCACGCCAGGTCTGGCAGTTTTCTGCCGCGATCTTCCAGAGCTGAACAGCTTCGGCGATGACAAAAATCACGCCCTCCGCGAAGCCGAGGATGCGATTGAGACAGCCCTGTCGATCTACGTAGATCAGCGCCGGGCAATTCCGCAGGCGTCCCCAGCCCTGCCAGACGAGTACGTTATTCGTCTTTCGGCTGTAACCGTGACCAAGATCGTTCTTTGGAACGAAATGATGGCGCAGAATATGCGCAAGGCCGATCTGTGCAAGCGGCTTGGCCTTGCCCAAACACAAGGAGATCGCCTGGTCGACTTCCTCCATACTTCCAAAATGGAAGCGCTTGAAAAAGCCTTGGAAGCTCTTGGTGTGAGAGTTTTAGTCCAGCCTATCGACCCGGAGGCTGTGAGAATTCAGTTCTACCCTGACTTCAACCGCCAAGGCCACAGGACTGTCCTGGTCAAGCTTCCGACAATCCCCTTCTCGGCCCTCCCAGATGAGCTCCGCAAGGACTATGAAGGGGTCACACCACAAGAGAGTGTGATTAACCTTAACGATCTTGAGTCTCGCTGGTGGCTTACAGAGCAGGACGCGCGCAACTTGAAAACAAAAGGCTGGTCAGCTTTTTCGTTTGCTCCGATGGCGTACTCTCCGGGCGGTTAACAGCCGCCCGATCTTCCGCTGGAGTTATGAAAAAGCATTTGAGGTTTTATCAATAACCTCTTTCCGCAGATACACCTTTCCGCCGGCAACAATGAAAGGGCCTGGCTCTGAAAGAATGCCAAATTGAACGCGAAGCTGACCGTCGTGATAGATACTGAAGTTTGCACCGCCAAGACCGTTAATCCGCACTGATAGCTGCCCCTTCTCGATACGAGCCATGACCTCGTCCGGCGTTTCTTGCCGGACGTAGGTCAGCGTTGTGCGCACATCGGAACCATCACGATCAAAAGAGATGTCTTCGGTCGTGAACTCAGCGCCCCCTCGGCAATCTGCCGGGATCTTGTCCAGCTCAGCAGTGATGAAGGCCAGTCGCTCGAGCGCGTTTGCTGGCAGATCGTAGTCAGACCAGTCGCCCGCCGTGACGGTGATCAGTTGAGCATCAGTACTCATATTTCCGCTCGAGCTGTAAATCTCGAACTCACCGGTGTCTTTGTTGAATATCCAGCCGGACATGCCCGGCACGTAGTCATGGGATTGAATAAAGCCGGACATTTGCTGTGCTCCAGAAACGAAAAAGCCCCAGCGAATGCTGAGGCCATAAATAGGTGTGCGCGTCTTTCCGCGCTGTCTGCCAAAGACCTTCCCGGCGTCGACGCCCCAATGCATCGATCTCGCCGCTCGTGTCTCGCGCCACCCTGGAAGCACAGTCGGGTCAGAATGCGCGGGCTGCCGATGTTGTTTCCGTACGTCGCACTACCGGCTATCGACGTCCAGGCCTTCCCGAAGGCTGTCCTGGCTACAGGTGAATTTCAGGCAATAAAAAACCCCGTTTAACGAGGTTTATAGAAAACTTGGTATGTCAGAACTGAGGGCCAGAATCTCGCTCGGCCTCGCGCTCACGCTCTTTACGCTCAAGCCACTGAACCATAGAGTTCGCTTCCTCTTCGGTATTCATTGGGTTGCCGTGTGGCTGCCCGCTGATATATACCTGATAAATATCTTTGCCGTTTACAGTATTCTTTTTCCAACTGAACTTGCTCATACCACATCCTTCTTCGGGGGGGAGGCATGAATATCAGCGCGCGCAGCTTTTATCAACCAAATCCGGCACTTGGGCGTTTGAGAATGGCCGGAGTAGGCAGAATTCCAGCCTGAGTGACCGTCGACATGACCCTGAATCAGATACCTAAACACCCAGCCATGGACGAGGTCTCTACGCGCACGCATTCAACCTTATGCCACTCAGTCAGTATCCCAAAAATGCTAAAACCTCGGAGATATCCGAGGCCTGATAGCGTCTTTCTGCCTGGAGCACCTAACCCCTGATGATCTTAACTGCGTAGTTTGTCGCAACCAAATCAACTCTCACTCGGGAGCTAGCAAATTTTTCCCGCAAGCGAATCTGCAATTCTTCGCCAATCAGCCTTGCGCGGGCAGGCTGATCGTCGCCGAAAGAAATATTTGTCTCAAAAGGCTGACCGACTAAATCCCTGTCAGAGAAATGGTTCAGGGCCATTTTTTCAACAGCATCTACAATTCTGTTCACTTCAGCAGTTGTTGCGGCGTCCATCACAAGTCCCTATCAATCAATTGAAGCTTGATCATTTCACAACTTGCACAAAGCAAAAAGCCCAGCTACATAGCCAGGCTTTTATTGTTAATCCCTAACGCGCAAGATCGACAGGATGGATAAATATTCTCTCACTTTCTCACTCATTGCAATGGCTTTTTGCTATGCAGCTCGACTTTCGATCAAGCCCTCTGCGTCGAGAAGTTCCTGGGCAGCCGTCAGCGCCTCGTTTACCTGGTCATCCAGTGCCTTGCGGATCGACGAACGCCACCGGTAACGGGTGGATTCTGGCTTGCCGTCGTTGTCCCAATTGGTGATGTCATACCAGGCGGCCGGCAGCACTGCGGCAGAACGTTTGCCCTCGGCACCGGCAACCTGCGGAATTGCCCAAGTCAGCACCGCGCACTCGCGGAACCGTTTCGGTGCCGGCGACCTCACCGAATTCAGCAGTTCCAGAATGGCGCCGTGCTTCCGCTCCTCGTGTGTGGAGTACTTCGCCACCAGGGCGCGCCAGTGCGCCGGGGTAAGCGCCTTGTGCAGCCGGCCAAAGACCCAGCAGTCCTGGAGCAGCGCCGCTTCCTTTCCGACGATTTCCCCCTTCTGCTTGGCGCACTGAACCTTGGGCTCGAAGTCGCAGCCGCCGGCGGAGGTGATTGTCTCGGCCGCCAAGGCTCGAACTACTGCTGAAACAACGTTGCGATAGGTCATGCTGCAGCCCTCTTGAGTTCACGGGTTTTGGCTCGGTAGTCGGCCTTGATGGCCTGCAACTGCTCGATGGTATGGCGCTGGGGATCATGAGGTCCTTCCAGCCAATCCACTTTTTCGGCACCGATGCGCCTCACCAGCTCCAGCCGGTAGTTCACGATGTCGCCCGATTTATGGTTGTTGCACGGCGCGCACTGGCGCCACACGTTCAGCGGCTCGAAGCGAAGCTCTGGGTTGCCACCGACGGTGCGGTAGTGCCCGGCGTGCCATTGGCCGTTGTGGTGCCGGCCGCAACTTACGCACGGCAGGCCGATATCCCGCTCGCGAATCCAGGCATTGAAGGCGGCCTGCGCCTCTTTCATGTGCTGGGCGCGCGACTTGATCTTCACCTTTGCCGCGCGCAGCTCCTTGCGGCCGATATCGGCCAGCGACTTGCGCGCCTTCGCCTGGTTCACATCCTTGATGGCCAGCCCGCATTTCGGACTGCACACGGCTTGGCCCAGGCGCTGCGGCGGGAAGCTGATGCCGCATGCAGGGTTCTTGCACTTCTTTGGTTTGGGTTGCTTGGCGATCATGCAGCCTCCTTGCTGAGTAGATCAGTGAAAACCACACCTTGGCCCGTGAAATAGGCGGCGATGCGGTCGGTGTAATTGATGCCCTGGGCGCGATTGAACAGGCTGGTCACCGGGAAACCGTCGGGGCCGAACAAATGGCACTCCCCCATCATGGCCAGCTTTGTTTCGTACGGCAGATGGCGCATGACGCGATACCACTCGGCCTGAAAGCCAGCATCCTCGTTCAGCAGGATCTGCACGCCGAAGTGCAGCTTGCAGTAGCGGCGGGCGTCGGCCGCGTCACCGATCTGGGTCATTTCGGCGATGCGCTTGTACATCCCGAACCACAACCGATTTTGGTCAAGCGTGCGGTCCTTGCCCGGGCGCAGGGAGACCACCACGAACTTCTTGTCTCGGTACATGGCGCTCAACTTGGTGATAGCCTCAGAGAGTTTGGCCTGGCAGTTGACGCTGATCTTGTCGGTCATTGCGCCGCCCTCTTCTCTTCCAGATCTCGGGCCTGCTTGATCAGCAGCGCCCGGCGGTTCGCCAACTCATTGGCCGCTTCAATCCGCATTTCGGTTTTTCGTTCGGTACTGGCCTTACGCATCTCCAGCATCGAGTTTTTGACCAGTTCCAGCTTCTGGCGCAGCACTGGTGCAGGCTGGGTGACGGCGCCGGTGAGTAAGCCGGCAATGGCGCGGCCATCCTCGGTGACTGGAACAATGCTCAGGTCAGCCAAGTACTTCTGGCCGTGCTCTTGGGGAATGCGTTTCAACTCCACAGCCTTGGTAACGGCCTGGATGCGGCGGTTGGCGTCGAAGCCCACCGACACGTGCCAATTGACCGCCTTCGCATCCTCACGGGCCTGGCCCACGAACCTTTGGTAGGCGTCGATGAACGCCATGCGGGCACCAATTTTGTCGCCGCCATCCAAGATGGGTTTCGCAGCGGCCAGAGCCAGTTGGATTTCATCGGTCAGCACCACGGTTTCAAATTCGTCGTTGGTCGTCATAGCGATGGCCCAGGCCTCGTCCTTGCCAGGGCGCCCATCGGAGGACTGCACCCGCTGCAGGATGTCGGCCATAGCCAGCTTGCCCTTCACTTCGAAGCGGCAGGCCTTGAGCGCAGCCTTGACGACGGGCACCGGATACGCGCAGAGGTCTTCGGCCATCATCGCGGCGGTGCCTGGATTCATTTCCTGGCCCATGGCCTCAGCTGTTGCGCAGATAGCGGCTGCAAGCCCGGCAACCTGCTGGTCATTCATTTCAAAGGTATTCATTGCGGTCACCTGCTTGGCGTTTGGCCAAAACCATCTGGGCGGCCTGCTCCGCTGCGGAGTGGTTTGCCTCAGTCCGTTCCATCTGGCGGGCAGTGGTGCCGTTGATGCGCTGCCCGGTCACCCACTGGGTGTGGTAGCTCTCGGCGTTGGCCAGCAGCTCGTTGAGGCTGTGGCACTTGCGCAGCACAGCGGCATCGCTGGTTTTCAGGAAGTGGGCAGCGACGTGGTGGGCGACATCGGCGCCGAGTCGGTCGACCAACTGTCCGAGCTGGCCGCCGACCTTGGCGTTCCACACCGGCCAGGCGCTGTAGCGTTTGCGGTAAGCCATGGCGTAGTTCGCCCAAACCTTGAAGGTTTTGCAGGTCTGGTCTTTGGGGCCCGGCATATCGGCGGGAATCTCGACACGGGGAGTATCGGTGCGGTCAACCACCAGCACCAAGCCGCGGGACTGAGCCGGCTTGCCGGTGGCGTCCTGCAAGTCCTGACTGGTGTCCTGATTGGTACCCTGATGATTGGTATCCTGATTTGTCGGAGATTTATCCGACCCTTGCTCGGATTTTTTTCCGACCTTGCTCGGAGATTTATCCGAGGTAGATCGGATATTTTTCCGACCTTTGTTTTTTGGTGGGGTCGGATATTTTTCCGACCCATCAAGCTTCTGGTTCCACTCGATGGCCTTCTCGGTAAGGCGAAAAAGCGTGATGTTCGAAGTGCTGGAAAGCTCAATCAAACCGGCCTCTTCCAGGGCCTTCAGCATGCGGTAAGCGGTGTCTGGCTTGTCTGTGAGCAGCGGCAGCTCCTCAGTGATCTTTGCCTTGCTCAGCGCGAAGAAGACCCCGTCATCGGTCTTGATTGGCTTGGTCCAGCTCGGGCAGCCGTAGACGAAGGCAAACAGCAGGGCCTGCTGAGAATTCAGCCCCCACTCCAGCGCCTTCACCTGGTTAATCGTGACGGTGTATTGCATGTCAGGCCTTCCCGACCTTAGCGGCCAATTCAAGGAAGCGATCCACGTACCAGTGAGGCTGCGTCTCGCGGGGGCATTGAGGGCTGGTGAGGTTCTTGCCGTAGGCCATGCCCTTCTCGGTCACCGACCAGAAGTCGACCATTTCCTGCTTGGAGTTTTTGCGCTGCAGGACCTTGAGGAAGCCATGGGCCTCAAGTGCAAGGTTGAAGGCGCGGGCCGTGCTGGCAATGCCATGATCTTTGATCAGCGCGGTGATTGCCTTGGTCGGCATCGAAGAGCCTCCAGCAGCATCAGGGGCGGCATCAACGGCATAGCCCGGGAGGAACTTGGCGTCCAGGCCGTTATTGGCAGCGATCTTGGCAAGCATCATCATCTTGCTGGAGTTCGCAGGCTTCAGCAGGCGGTCGAAGCATTCGAGAATCGCCAGCTCGCCGACGATCTTGGAGTTGTTCGGGCCTTGGGCGGAAAAGGAACCGGTCTTGCGAATGCTCGGCAGGACCTGGCCCACCACCCACTCTTCGAACTGCTCGGCAGCCGGAAGCTTGGACTTCATCACCAGCCGGTAGAGATCGCGTTCAGGGATGATTTGCACTGCGCGGACCTGACCTCCCATTTCGGTATGGCAGGTGCTGACCGCTTTGCAGTGGACATTGATCGCCTTCGACGTGTTGGAGTAGCCCAGGGCTTCGGCGATGTCCTTGGCGATGAACCATGGCTCCCCGTGACCGTCGTCAATTACGCGGACGGGAAAGCCGTGGAAGTCGAAAGGTGTCACTGGTTTAATCCGCGCCACGTTTTCAGATTGAGAAAAACGTGGCGCGAGATTGTTGGGGCTATTGATCGATTCTGTGTGTTGGTGCATGATTCGCTCCAGTTGTTTACCGCTGTAGAAAAAGCCACCCTCGTCCGGTGGCTTTTTTGTGCCTGTAATTCAGGCTGCCTTAACCGACGCATCCATCACGTCAAGGCTCTGCCGTACGTGATTGATCTCCTGGCGGATCAGGCTCTTTTCGAAAGTGCTGACGTGGTTGTCGTCCAGTGCTTCGTGCACTGCGATCGTCAGGTCGGCGACTTCCTTGCCCACGTTGATCAGTGACTTGGTGAGCGCTTGCGGCTCCGGCGCTGACTTCGATACCAGGTCAAAGCCGAACTCATTGGCCAGAGCCAGCAACGGGCGCATATCGCCGGTGTGCAGCAAGATCCCGAACAGATGCTCCACGGTCAGGTGGTGAGCCTCGTTGTCCGGGTTCGCACGCTGAAGCAGGCCAACGTGTGGAACACCCATCTTTGCCGCCAGTACCTTTGCCTCGTTATCCAGAACAGCGCTCTGGCAAGCCCGCAGAAAATCTTCCATTCGTAAAACCTCAAATTTGTTTCCGTGGCGCCCTGCCAGTGGGTGGGCGAAACTTTGTTCATGGATCGAAGGACAGGGGTATCAAGCGGCGCCGCGCAGGACTTTGTGGGCGAGGTCGAGAAGATCCGGTCGCAAACCAGCGATGGTGATCTCTCCACCTGATGCGTCCTGAAGGCGTTCTGCCAGGTCAGCCGAGGCCTTTCGGTGGCCGCCCGCCAACTGCCACAGATGCCCTACCGTCGTCTTGGCAGCGGCAGCCACTGACTGGCGCCGTTCGTTTGAAGCGCTGGCGAGCCAGTCACGCAGATGGTCATTCATGGGATCTCTCCTTAAACATGGGAGAAATTTAGCTTATGGCTAATATCGTAGCAAGGAATATTTAGCCTTGAGCACATTTAGCATTGAGCTAAACGCTGGCATTCTTGCCCGCATGGATATTTATGCGATTCGTAAACAGCAACTGATCAGCCTCATAGGAAACCAGCGAAAAGGCGCGTGCGCCGAGCGCTGGGGAATGGCACCTGCGCACCTCAGTCAGATCCTGTCGGACAAGACTGCGAAGAATCTGGGGGACGATGTTGCCCGACGAATCGAGGCTATCGAGAAATTGCCCAGGGGTTGGTTCGACTCCATCTCGACTGACGAGTCGAATGCTCTAGTTGGTGACTACACCGAAGGCGCTTCGACGGGCGAAGCCTTGACGCAGACTGCATCCGACCAGGTCAGGCAAATGCTTTCGAAGGTCAGAGGCTTGTCGAGTGCCGCTCGGGACCGGATCATCGCGGCAGCTGACGAGACGAGCAACGTCATAACCGTCGACTTCTCCCGCCCCGGCCAGGTAGGCGACGAGGTGTGGATTGCGCACTATGACGTCCGCGGAGCGATGGGCGACGGACAGGTGCCGCACGACTACCCGGAAACCTTTCAAGATGTACGGGTCAGCCCTAGTCACCTCCGTGAGCTGGGTGTCCAGTTCAAAGACCACTTCCATCTCAAGATGATCAGCGGCCAAGGTGAATCGATGGCTCCGACCATCAAGAGCCGTGATCCGCTATTGATCGACGTGACCATCAGGGAGTTCACGGGCGACGGCATTTACGCACTCACCTGGCAAAACCACTTCTATATAAAGCGCCTTCAGGTGCTGGACGAAGATAATTTCGAGATGCTGTCGGACAACCCATTACACGGGCCGCGCACGATAAGGAAGGATGACACGTACATACAGGGACGCATCCTATTCGTTTGGAATGGACAACCGGTCTAACGCCATGCCACTCACCAAGCCAAACCAGCAGCTGCGCCGCGACCTTAAAGAGGCTGCGGCCCTGCTCAAGTGGTCAGGCGTCGATCTGTTTGTCTTTGCCAAGCGTCTTCTGGCAGCAGGGGACGAGCAAGGCGCTAACGATCTGATGAAGATCGCGCTGAGCTTTCAGGATGTAGAGGATAGGCTGGCGGGTTATGCGGATGAAGTGAAGAGCAGTCGCATAACGAGAGCTGCGGAGTAACGCAGATGTATCAGCGGCGAACACAAGCATTCTGGAGCAAGGCAGGGTATTACGCCCTACTGACTCTCTTGGCGGTAGTGGACGTCTTCACGGGCGGGGGCTGGCTTGGCGGGTCAGTTGATCGCAAGCGAGTATTCAGCCCTGGATTTGTTGCACTCTGTGTGCTGGTGGCGGTGTTCGAACTGATGGTACTGAGCCACTTCTATGGTGCACGCGGATGAGGTGAAGGCGGGAAGGATTGTGCGGGGGAAAGGCTGAGCAAGTGGTGCATCTCTGATTTATGGGGGGCGCCAGCTTGACGCCCGGTATGTGAACTATGCGTCAATCAGCAGTTCGTCGTATTCGCCGGCCGCTAAAGCGTCTTCGTCATACTCGTAACCAAGCGACTCGATTTTTAGGCGTTTTTTATACAGCCCAAGCTCCTGTCGAGCGTGGCTCACAGCCTCTTCCTTAATGTAATCTTCGTACCCGCTGAACACGGGATAGTCGTTGAATATGAGTAGAGCATCTAGCTTTCCATGCAGCGACGCCATAGTCATTGGGCGCTTAGTGAGAGCGGTGCTTTCGGCGTATAGCATGAACTGCTCAGAGAGCAAATGAAGCCGATAAAGCTCTTCGTTATTCAGGTAGTTTTTACCGGTCTTTGCTTCTTCCAGCGTTGGCGATGTACCTTTTATGGCTTGCATGCCCATATTTTGAGACTTATGGTTTGCGCGATCGAGGATCAGCTTTGAGCTGGTCATGCCAGTGACTGCGTGATGAAACTTGTCCTGCAGCAGGGCATAGAAGCTTCTGACCTCCTTCGAGAGAGGGTCGTAATCTGAAGCGCAAATCCTGAAACATTCTCGGACCTTCGCATAAACCTGTTTTTCTTCAGATCGAAGCGCTCGAACCGCGGCGGCCAGCTTGTTTAGCTTTTCGGGAGACTCGCGGAGAGCCTTCTCGTTGATTACGTAGCCTTGTTCGATGTATGCCTTGAGGGTCTGAGTCGCCCACTGCCGAAACTTTACGGCCCTCTTAGCATTCACCCGATAGCCGACCGAGAGGATCATATCGAGGCTGTAGTGTGCTACGTCGGGGCGGATAACTTCGCGACCACCTTCAATTTGAACTGAGGCAAATTTTGCCTTAGTTGCCGTTTTCTCTAGCTCATCATCGGAGTAGATATTTCGAATGTGCTTTCGAGCATTTGATACGTCCACACCAAACAGGTCAGCTATGTTTTGACTGGTAGCCCAAATTGATTGGTCATCAGATTCGAAGCGGAGGCTTACCTCAGTATCCTCATCACTAAAAAACACTGTGCTCTCTGAGGTTTCAGTCCCGCCATTACCTCCCAGCTCCATTGACATAACACGCTCCGCTTGTGGGTTGCTCGATTCGGCAAGGAGCTATTTTGCCATCAATTGATTGAGCACATACAGCCCAGCGCCGGGCTTCTTGTTTCTGGTAGCTTGCAGTTCAGTCGCCGCTCTTCTTTTTGACCTGGATTGACTCACATCACCAACACGGCGGCATAATGCCATGCGAATTCGCTACGGAGATTCGGGTTATGAAAAATGTAATCTCGTGCACAATCCTAGCAATGCCGCCGATAATAGCGATCGCTGCATTTTCCCTGGAGAGCCGCTACACATACGGTATTCAGGATCGCGGCCTCGCCAAGCACCGGAAAAAGCTCCGAATGATCGGGAGAGTTGCGGTAGGGGTCAGTGTATTGGTGCTCGCGTTTATGCTCATATCTCTGCTTAAGCATCATCGATAGGCTGCCTGGCACGGGCTTCTCGCGTCTACCTGTCGGCACGCCACCATTGAGCAGGCTGAAGGATCGGCGCCCTGGGGTTACAGAGAGTCCGCCCCGTGCGGGCTTTTTGTTGCCCGCTAAAACCTCAGCTCCTGGAAGGTGCCGTTTTCATTGTGGACTCTCACGGACGCTGCCGCTCCTGCGATAAAGGGAGTCGCCAGCGCTACCAACCCGTCCTTGGTCGATGCTGCAGCAAGTGGCTTAACTGAGCCAGTCCGAAACAAGCCCCAGCCATCTTTGGTTTTCATTATTCTGTACGAGTTCATGAGCGTATCCATCACTTGACCTTCGTAAGCGTAGTCGAAGTACGCCCCATGCCTCCCTCCTCGCCAATGGTGGCTGTACGCCACGGATGGTAAAGTGCTGGCTCAATTATGGGAGGGATCCGATGAAAGGATTTGGGACGTTCGCGCTGATCATAGGCGTCTGCTGGCTAATCTTCGCGCTGAGTATGGATGTCTCCGTGCCGACTGGCGTCGGCGGCAGAGTGAATAACCTGGGGCTCATGGCTGACCGCCAGATCCATACCATTGTTGGCGGAGTGATTGCGCTCGCCGGGTTGCTCATGGTTTTGTTGGGTGGTAAAGGCTCCCCTACTGCCGCCCAGGTAGAGAAAGATACTCGCCCCTGCCCAATGTGCGCCGAGAGCATCAAGACTGCTGCGGTCAAGTGCAAGCACTGCGGTGCAGACGTCGAGCCAGTAGCCGCCCCGCGCCTTAAAAATGGATGGGTTGCATCAACTGCCTGCCGTGACGAAGAAGAACAGCAGCGAACCATTGCGGCAATTGCCAGCACAGGACTTCCGGTTGTTCCAATGGCTGGCCTGGCAGTGGGTGCCGGCCCATTTGAAACCAAGGAAGAGGCAAAGCAAGCCCTGGTCACGATGCGCGACGGCCCCAGACTGTTCAGTGAGATCGTCTACAGGGATTCAGTAAGCGGGAAGTACTCGCCCATTAATGACTGAATAACCATTCTTAAGTGAGCCCGCAAAGCGCGGGCTTTTTTATGCGCGTCAGAATGGCGCCGCCTCTTCTTCCGGTTCAAACTCGACCTCTCCCCTTCCCTTTGACTCGACTTCCTGCTGCTCCCACCTAACCGTCACGCTGCCATCGTCATTGAGCGTCAGCTCGAGTTCGTCGGTATCAGCGATCACGCTCAGCACCTCCTCCCACTCCCGATCCCCATCCGTGTCCAGGCGATGAATCGTCACCCAGCGCTGCGTCTGTGCCACGGGGTGATTGATCATCGATGAGACGCGCAGCGCGAGGCGCTCCATGCCGCTCATTTCCTGCTGTGCTGCCAGTGCCGTCTGCTTCTTTGCCATGAAATTCCCTCCCGATTAAATGCTGTACATCCATACAGCTAATGGAAAAATCATAGCTCACTGCTAACTGACGCGTAAAGCGTTTATGGACCTCAGGCATCGGCTCAGCGAGACCTGGCGGATCGCGATAATTTCGCCCATCGCTAAATATTTAGCTTGGAGCTATTGACGATATTTTAGCTTGAGGCTAAATTAACTCCATCGCAGCGACACACAGCCACTGCGAAGGGCCTCAGGGCCTGACCAGTTCTTTAGTCACACAGCTTCACCCTTGCCGGATCACCACCGGCCCAGATTCAAAGGCAGCGATGAACCGGCCTCAACGGTTCAGAGGGTTGGCAACTGACCCGGGCGTGCAGCGTAAAGCGCCAAGAACAGTTATCCAGCGGGAGAACAAGCCGAAAGGCCCGCGGCTGGAAGAACAATTGATTCAATCCGGTGACCGACGCCAGTAGCGGGTCACGGTGGAAAGCATCACTGAGCAGCCTTCTCGCGAGGGCTGCTTGGGATGACAACCAAGAGGAATTCACCATGGCTATTCGTAACGACAAAGGTCAGTTCGTCAGCACCCAGCAAGCGCTCGCCGCGGACCTTCAAGGCTTCATTGATGACTGGACGCACTGGGCCAAGCAAGCGCTGCGCGGCGGTGACAAGACTGAAGCCGCTCGCTGCATGGCCGAGGTTCGCGACTGCCGCCAGAAGCTGATCGCGTTGACTGCATGACGGACCTTTTCACTTCTGCCACCGCATCGGTGGCAGCGGGAAAACAACCCATCAAGCACGGAGCCTCAAATGAGCGAACAAACCCTTCAAGCGCTGCTTGCCGAGCGCGTCACTGCATACGCCCAGTCAGACCGCCCGCGCGAGCTGATCGACGAGGGTATCGAGAAGCTGTTCAAAGAAGTTGTTAGCGACACCTTCCGCTCCTATGGCGATTTCGGCGGAGCCATCAAGGAGGCTGTCAAGGCTGCGTTGCCGGCCAACGTCTCCGACGTGTTCGACCTTCAGCGTTACAACGCAGTAGTGGCGAATGCGCTTCGTCAGCGGTGGGAAGCGGCTGGCCTGGGCGCAATCATCTTGGAGCAGGCGGACAAGTCGATCACTGAGGTGCTTACCGGCGATGGCCTGATAGCTGGCGAGGTATCGCTGAAGGCCCTGCTCGACGAATTCATCGAGCATCACAAGGACAGCGCAGCAGAAGGCCAATGGGAGCGTCCGGAAATCCGTATTGAGGAAGGAGACGGCAGCTACTCACACAAAACACTTCACATCTACTTCGATCCGGAGCCAGAAGGCAGTTACCGGAGCAGCCACTACTCGTCATCCTCACGCAGCAACTACAGCCTGAAACATGCTCTGCACGTGAGCATCAAAGGCGAACGTGAAACCGGCGATCGCTGGAAACCAACCATCGCCTTTGGCGAGGTCTACAGCGCAAAGCTGGATGACAAAAAGCTAGCCATTAACATGCAGGTTTATTCGAAGTGGGAGCGCATGTTGGCAGCCCTGTACTTCGGCAACGCAATGCTTTTGATCGATTGCGATACGGATGACCTGAGCTACGGAATTTACGACTGA